GCGGCGCGCAGGCTGGTCTATACGCATCCGCAACGCGCCGAGGATGCAGGCGGCTCGCTCCTGCGCGTCAGAAAGTTTCTCGCCAAGGGATATTCCATTCAGCCCAAGAGTCTCGCCGGGGTGGTAGCGCGCCTGTTCATGGCGGTGCGAAAGGAAGATGGTGTTTGGGAAGAAGAATGGGTTACGAAAGTTCTGTGCGGCTTGCTGCGAGAGGTTGATCCCATGAGGATCGTTGATGGCGTAGACCTGATTGACGAACACGAGGTGCCAGCATGAATCAGGAGATCGTTCGCTATAACCCGATCAAGGCCGTGCTTGCCGACCTGACCACGCGCTATCGCGGCGTCGTGTTCGATGTCAAGACCGACAAGGGGATGGCCGATGCGAAAGCGGCCTACAAGGACATCAACCAGTACAACATCGCACTGGAAAAGGCGCGCAAGGACGAGGGCGCGGAGGCACTCGCCTACCAGCGCCGCGTCAATTCCGAAGCATCGTCAATCGAACAGGAACTCGATAGCGTGCGTCTGCCGATCAAGGAGCAGATTGAATCCGAGACGAAGCGCGTTGAGCGCGAGCGTGAGGCCGCAATCAAGGCCGAGCAGGAGCGCATCGAAGCCGAGCAGCGGGCGCAGCGCGAGCGCGAACAGGCGGAACTCAAGGCAGCGCGTGAACTGCTCGCCCGCCAGCAGGAGGAAATAAAGAAGGCGCAGCTTGAGCAGGAGCGCATCGCACGCGAGGCTCGGCTGAAGATCGAGCTTGAGGAACGCGCAGCCCGTGCGAAGATCGAGGAAGCCGAACGCCTAGCGCGCGAGGCCCGCGCGAAGGCCGACGCGGAGGCTAAGAAACTGCGCGACGCCGAGGAACTGCGCATCCAGCAGGAGCGGGCGAAGATCGAGCTTGAGCGCCGCAAATCCGAAGATGCCGCCCGCGCGCTCAGAGACGCTGAGGAAGCGGCCAAGAGGAAGGCGCAGGCCGAGGCTGACGCGAAAGAGAAGGCGATCCGCGACGCAGCCGAAGCGAAAGCAAAGGCAGAACGCGAGGCAAAGGAAGCCGCGGAGCGTAAAATCTGGCTCGCCGCTCAGGAACTCGCCGACGGGAACAACATACTGCGCAACTTCCGGCAGAAGTTCGGGGCGCGCGATGAATTCGGCAGCATCTGCGTGGCGATTGATAACCACTTTGCGAGGGCAATATGAGCAATCCGCTCCCCTACTGGAGAGGCGCAAGCCCGCAGCGTGGCCGGTCGCTGGCGGATACCGGCCGTGATTGGGCGGACAAATCGTGGCTGCGCCGGCCCATGCTCAGGCGCCGCATCCTGAGATTCGTGGCTGACCTTGCGCTGCTTGCCGCGCTCGTATTCGCCTTCGCCTGGATCATCAGCAAGAATGAAGCGCAGGCAAGCACGCACTGGACGGTGCTGCTTGAAGATGCGCGCTATCCGGCCAGCATGGACGAGGGACAGAAGGCGGACCCGCAGCATCGGCGCCCGCTCTACTGCATCAGCCATCAGGAGCGGTCGAACGAGCCGTGGAATCACAGGTTCTGCACCTATGGCTAAGCCCCGTATTCAATGGTACGCGCCGGGCTCAATCGCCGCGCTGATCGAACGCTACATTGCGACCATGAACGCGCGGCCGAATCACGCGCCGCTCGGCGAGTCGCACGTGAGCACGCTTCGCCAGTTGCAGCGCGATCCGTTGGGCGCCGTTATCGCGGCCGCGCTCACCAAGCACGACATCATCGCCTACGCCAAGCGGCTGATAGAGGGCGTGTGCCCCGCGACGATCAACTCGCGCATTGGCTACCTGAATGGCGTCATCAAGTACGCTGAAAGTGCCTGGGAGGATTGCGAGAAGGTATCCTACAAGCCGATTAAAAAGGCCAAGCTGTTTCTATCGAAGAACGGTTACGTCGGTAAGGGCGTGCCGCGGACAAGAGTGCCGGTCGAGGATGAGATCCTGCGGCTGAAGGCTCTGGCCGCGATGCCGCCCAAGATCAAGCACGCCAGGTTCATCAAGGCGATGCCGGACATCATCGACTTCGCCATCAAGTCTACGCGGCGCATCAGCGAGATTTGCCGCATCGACCGTAAGCTGGACATCGACTTAGATCGCAAAGACGACTTCGGCAATCCGACACCGATGTATCGCGTGCGCAACATGAAAGACCCGAAGAAACGGAACAAGGAAAAATGGTTCCCGCTATTCCCCGACCTCGCGGAGATCCTGTTCCGCCAGCCGGAGCATCCGACCGATACGCGCTTCTTTCCTTACAACGCGAAGTCGGTCGGCGCCCGCTACACGCAACTAAAAAAGCAGCTCGGCATAGAGGGGCTCCATTTCCATGATTCGCGCCGGCTGGGGGCTACGGAGCGCCTCAAGACGATGACGCCGCACCAGGTGAGGCACTTCTTCACCGGGCACGACAACGATACGATGCTTGCGCGCGTCTACGATGCGACGAACCCGGCCGATGGATTCGCCGTGATGAGCAAGATCCAACAGAGTGTTGGCACGTAGTGCCAATCAATCGAAGGAGATGAAATGAACGCGAAATTTGAATTCACCGGAGAGCAGAAAGTCGTTTTCGGAATCACGCTGAACCGCATCCGCGCAAAGGCTTCTTTTAAAACCATGTACGGCGTGGTCGCCAAAGGCGAACTCGGCGGTTGGCTTGAAAAAGAAGAAAATTTGCAGGTGTCCGGCGAAGCGTGGGTGTCCGGCGAAGCGTGGGTGTCCGGCGAAGCGTGGGTGTACGGCAAAGCGCGGGTGTACGGCAAAGCGCGGGTGTCCGGCGAAGCGCGGGTGTACGGCGAAGCGCGGGTGTACGGCAAAGCGCAGGTGTACGGCGAAGCGCGGGTGTACGGCGAAGCGCGGGTGTACGGCAAAGCGCGGGTGTACGGCAAAGCGCAGGTGTCCGGCAAAGCGCGGGTGTACGGCGAAGCGGAGCCGCAGGAAATCCTGCGGCTCGATGAAGTGCGGGAAATCGTTCTCAAGAAGCCGAAACGACTCAATATGGGCGGCTGGCATTCCGAAAATTGGAATCCAGACCACACGCCGGAAGAAGAACACAAGTGCGGCTCTGCGCACTGCATCGCAGGCTGGCTTCAGGCGCTTTGCGACGACAAGGATGTGCGGTCGATGGAACCGCTCGATGCAGCGCAGAAGCTCGCGCCCGCAGCGGCGGGATCAGGAATTTTCTTCGTCGGCGATGGCGCGGCCCTGGAATGGCTGAAGAACCGCGATTACGCGAAGAAGAACGTCACGGCTTAACGCATCGTTTAGGTAAACCACGAAGGAGTTTTCATGGCTGAACCGTTCGCACGCTCCAAGATGATCTTCGCCGCTATCGCCGCTGCAATGTCTCTGGCAGGCATTGGAGAGCGCAAGGACGCGATGGGGCGCATCGGCCAGTACAGAGCACGCGGGAAGGGGCGCGGAACCCCCTCAAAGCGATTTGGAAATCCGGCCGGGAAGTACACGCCGCATCAGGGCGCGAAGGAATGCGCTCGCCGCGTGCTTCAGACTCAGCGCAACAGTAGGTAATATCAGCGTGGCGCATCGCACAATAAGCCCAAAGGCAGCCTGGTTCCAAACCCCGGAGGCGACTGCCGCCAGCTTCTGGGCCAAGGTTAGGAAAGGAAAGGGCTGTTGGACATGGAAGGGCGCTCGCAGCAGCGTTACGCGCTACGGGATGTTCAGCTACAACGGCCACAATATCCACGCTCACCGTGCGGCGTGGCTGATCGTGAACGGCCCGATTGAGAGCAGCCGCATCTTCGTCCTTCACCGCTGCTTTAACGGGCACCAGGGCTGCGTCAGGCCGTCCCACCTGTACCTAGGAGGGTACAAGGAGAACGGCGCGGATATGGTCGCTAGCGGGCGCAGCACGAAGGGGGAAAGAAGTGGACGAGCCAAACTAACTGATCAAGGACGGAACCTTCTCAGTCGCTAGAACCTTTACTAGGATTCTCCATGATCGGGTTGTGAAGGAGAAGAAATGAAAAGGAACGCTACTCGCACGGAATGGTCCGTTGAATGGTCCGATCCGATCACAGGCGGAAGGTGGCGTGCTGGTCGGTTAGCTATTCCGACAGTATCCTTGGTCGAACATCAGGGCCACAGCATCCCTGCTTCCTGGGTGGATAGCCCGACTCAGGCTCCCTCTACGCGCTTGCGCCACGTAGCAGCACAGGACAAATAATACATGAACTCAGCATTGAACAGCCAGCGCAGAGCAGTTCAGGTATACCGCCGCAAATGGCGTGAGTTAGTCGGCGTCAATCCGCCCCACGAAGGCAATGAGACGCACGAAGCGGCCATTGCTGCGGCGCTGTCGGACAGCGCGGAGAAGGATGTCATCACGCTCTGCCTGCGGCTGTGCTTAGAGCCAGCTGATTCGCACTCGCCTGAAACGCGGGAGGTGCTGGAACGCTATCGCCCCCAATGGGAGGCTGCTGCGGGAGGGAAGATTGTTGCTTCTCCGAATACTGCGAAGGACGCCTAATGGAACATTGCGAGCATTGCAAAAAGACCGGCGACCACCTTAAGCCGTGTCGGAAAGAAGAATGCCCAATGCAGGCGTTCTTGGATGGACAAAAAGCCGCTAAAAAAGCGTTCGGGAACTTCGGTAAGAAGCTACGTCAATCTGATAAGGAGCCGCGTTCTTGTCGTCCTGCGACAGAGCAAACCACGCTCGAACTAATTTCTCTGTTCGGGGAGATCGCTGGTCGCCTTGCGATGTATGGCACGGAAACCATGCACAACCGCTTCTGGGAAATTCGGCGCGAACTGGAACGCCGAGCTGCGCTGGTTCCCCCAACCGAGCCGACGAGAGAAAAAATAGAGGAATTGGCCCGTTGGCTGGATGAATATATTTCCACGCGAGACAGAGGAATGGCTCAATGGGAAAATGCCGTGGAATATCTTGCAAAGCAATTCGGACGATTGCCAATCTCCGCAACCGAACCCATGAATGACGAATGGGTTAAAGTTTGGGCCGATCTCGGGCGTGCCTTTTGGTGGATTGAAAAACTGTGTGCAGTTATCAGCGCTACCCCGGCAGAAACATTCAAAGATTGGCCGAGCAGCCCCTACAAACTTTTGGAAACGGTTGAGAGTTTTAGGAATGAACCGCGCTATTTCCCCGGATCGAGCGCCGCGATGGCAGCTTCTGACAAGAGCGCGAAGCCGTGACGCCGAAACAAAAAGTCCTGAAGGAATGGCCGAGCGCCTACTTCGATGCAGGATCGCGCAGCATCCAGCGATATACCGAAGGGCTGTCTCCGCTTGGAGTTGGTTCTGTGCTGGCGCGTTCTATCGAGGCATCGGCTTGGAAAGACGCAGCGCGAAATATCCGCACTCGTGACGAAACTACCAAAGGAGATTGAAATGAAAAAACGCAAGTTCGGAATTTATATGGCTCGCTGGATTGGCGCTTGGGTGTTGAAAGACGCCAAAGGAGACGAAAGAATAGCCGACGAAACGGAAGCTCGAATCCTGACCGCTTGTTGGGGCCACTGCTGACTCGTGACGAAAGGAGCAAAGCGTGAGCGGAACTTCTGTGTTTCATTGCAAGACTCACCATATCCGATTCTACGATATGGGACCGGAAGCTGGAAAGCCAGACTTCCGCTGTATCGCCTGTGAGATCGAACGAGCCGACAAAGCCGAAGCTGCGCATCGCCCGGAAGGGAATGCCAAGAGTGAGGTAGAGAAAACCGCTGCGTGGTGCCTCTTATCGTTAATGACTATCAAGAGGTACAAGGATCGGTACGGTAAAGACGCGCACTACGAAACACACCAGCCGAGAGCGTGGGATAACGCACGGGAGTTCCTGCAACACGCGATGCCTGCCGAGTATGCCGCTATCGAAACTGAACTCTCTACTATGAACGGAATGCCATGAGCCAAGGCGGAGGACCGATGCTTTGCAGACACGTCTGGCTATCGAATGCCGGGCGCGGTGGGGAGCCGGTCTTTGTGCCACGTCGCCCGTCCAGCAGGCGACCGCAGACGCCGACAATGCGCGGCGAGTGCCGGACGTGCGGCACAAGGGAATGGTTCACACCTGCCGAATGGTCGTCCCTGCTGCCTAGAGAAAAACAATGAGCGTTGCCTACTGCCCGTCCTGCTACGGACGCAAGCGATATTGCCGCAAATGCAAGACCTACCACTGCCCGCCGGCCGGCTGCACATGGGGTCAGTGCAAGGCGACTAAACGCACCGTACCTCACAAGCAGCCATGAGATTCGACCTCAAAACGCCGTGCAAGAATTGCCCGTTTATGAATACGAAGGACGGGATCAAATTCGCTTGCCGGGAGCGAGCAGAGGACATCGAGGAACAAGCCTATCGCCACGGCTTCCCATGCCATCTGAGCGCCGTGGACACTAGCGACGATGACGAGGATGGTGGCTTTGTGTTCGGCAAGGACACGCAGCACTGCGCCGGGGCGCTGCTCGTATTCCTCAAGGACGGCTATCAGGGCAACGTACCGTTCGAGAATCTGCCAGACGAGGAGCAGGATCGCATTCAGGCTCGCTTGAATTGGGATGCGCCGACATACGAGAGCGTCGAAGATTTCCTGAACGCCAGCCCCGCTCCGCGCCAGCGCACTAAGCGCACTCCATCTCAGAAGGTGCCCACAGAATGAAACTGAAGAAGCCAGCGCAGATCGGAAGCACAATCTTCGGCGTCGGCATTGACTGGCGTACCGTGATCGAACGTGCGCAGCGCGAGTACGTCTATCAGAAAAAACCCGAGATAACGGCGGCTCGACTGAGGAAGCTGAAACGATTTATAAACCGTTGTGGCGCTGGCAAGCCGACCGGCCTGCGCACCCATGCCGCAAAGATGCCGGAGGAAAAATGAACGAACTGGATTACGAGGCTATCTCGCAGTTGTGCCGCGAAGAAGCAAAGCGACACGCGGCTAAGCTATGGCCGCCAGATATGCCGCGAGAGCGCGAACAGGCCGAGCAGGAAGCCTACATTCGGTTTTATCGTCAGCGCACTGGTGCTGACCGCCCAAAAATAGAGGCGAGATAATGAGCGCAACACCTCTGGAGGAATGCCTGCGACGGCTAAGACAGGCCATTTGCTTCCACGATTCCCAGCACGTCCTTAATCTGATCGTGACTAAAGAGGGTGAGTATGCGCGCGACATTTGCCGTCGCTGCGGCAAAATCACCATGCGCTATGTCGAAGGCTAGTTCCCTGAAGGAGTGCGCAGAGTGAAGAAGGAAGTCATAGGCAACGCGGCGCTGTATCTCGGGGATTGCCTTGAGATTCTGCCTGAGCTTCGCGCCGATGCGGTCATCACCGACCCGCCTTATGGCATATCATTCGTGCATGGCGCGGGCGGCGATGGCATTGGAGGGGGGAGGTACGTCTCCAAGTTCAACGGGGTGCCGGTAACAGGAGATACGCTCCCGTTCGATCCAACGCCATTCCTGACGCTCGCCCCGGTTGCGGTCATGTTCGGGGCCAACCACTACGCCGACAGGCTCCCAGCGGCCTCAAAATGGCTCGTATGGGACAAACGGTGCAATCTGACCAGGAATGACTTTGCCGACTGCGAACTAGCGTGGACGAACGCTCGAGGCGTGGCGAGGCTAATCAATCACTACTGGAACGGGATGATGCGCGATTCTGAGAAAGGCACTCCGCGAGTGCATCCCACCCAGAAGCCCATCGAGGTGATGAAATGGGCTATCAAGGAGGTCGGGGAAGCGGCATTGATCGTCGATCCGTTCATGGGTAGCGGGACGACCGGGGTAGCTGCGCTGCAGCTTGGGCGCAAGTTCATCGGTGTGGAAATTGAACCGCCTTACTTCGACATCGCCTGCGAGCGCATCGAGAACGCGCAGAGGCAAGCAAGGATGTTCGCCTAATGGCAACGCTTCTTGAGCCGATGGGAATGTTCGGACGGTTTACACACAATGTGCTTGGCTGGCACGCTCCGAACGGCTACATCACGCAGCTAGGAATCAGCCTAGTGAGCTATTGCAAGTATTGCAATCTGAGAATTTTGCAAGACAGTCATGGTGGATGGTTTCCGAGCAACGAACAACCGACGCATGAATCACAGCGCAGCACTTCACCCAAATGATCGCCTTCCTCATCAACCGATGCGCTTGATTCCTTCGAGGTACAGGCTCATCGAGTGCCATGCGAACACGTCAACCGGGTCTTGCCCGGTCGGCGGCACCGCGATCTCCGTATCAGGCACCGGCTTCTGATACGGCCACCAGGCGAAGCTGCGCGGGACTATGGCAACCGGGTCAGGCCCGTTGCGGTAGTGCCGGATGGTCGCAATGTTGCTCCGCAGCAGGGCGGAAAGCTTGGCAAAGCCCGGTCTAGGCGTCCCGAAGGTGATTAGGCTCGCAGGCGGCTTGCCCACGCACGCTAGGAGCGCACCGAAGATGCAGGCCCTGGCTGCGCCCAGGGAGTGCCCTACGCAGTGCCAACGCCCTCCTAGCGAGCCTTGAACGCGGTTCGCTACCCCGTCCATCCCGGCCCTGAAGCCGGCGTGGACATAGCCCAGGTCGCCGTCGAGGGTCGGCCAGCCGCGGAAGTCTCGTTCCCAATCCTCCCGGTCTACCGAACCCCGGAAGGCGACGATATGCTCCGTGCCCTCCTGCCGCAGCCCCACATGGATGTCGTCGTCCGTCCACCAGCGGTCGAAGGGCGGCGCGGGGAGGTAGCAGTCTGCGGCCGCAATCGCGGCGTCGAGGTCGGTCACAGCTTCGGTATCGCAGGCAGTCCGGGGAGGCTCGGAATCGGGAGCGGTTCACAGACGATCTTGACCGACGCCGGGATGCCGCTGAACGAGCCCACTGCCTCCGCTGCGGCCTCGATCCCGTCGAACGCTCCGGCGACCTGTGGCGCTGAACCGGGCTGCGGCAGGGCGGCCTTGATCGCCGCGAGACAGGCTACGGCTTGCCCCTCCTGCGCGGTGAGCAGCGTGTCAATGGCCGTCCACATGGAGGCGCGGGCCGGATAGCCGTTCTTGGTCGCGCGCGCGGCTGCTGCCAGGAGGTCGGCGTGCGTAACTTGCGCGAGGTCGGGCTTGGCTCCCGGTGCGACAGGGGCGGTCGCTGCGGGCTGGGTAGCGCATCCGGCGAGGAAGATGACGAGGACTGCGAGCAGGGTTTTCATTGTGCGGCCTTTTTCTGGTTGACGAGTCGCAGCACTGCTGCACCGATGAGCGCCGCTGCTGCGAAATGCGGCCTCCATGAAGCGGGGACTAGCTGCATGAGCTGGCCCCCGGATGCTTGGTCTACCTCGATCAGCGCGGCCCCGATCACGGGGATATTGACCGAGAACATCTTCCACGCTTCGCTCGCGTTCGCAACGAGCCAGCGCGCCCACCAAGGGCTATCTGGCGGAAGGTCAGTGCGGGCAGTCGGCGCTACGGATACCGTCTTTGCCGCTACGGGCGGGATTGTCTGGTCGTCGCTCATGTCGCCTCCATGTTGAAAAGCGCCGCTTCCTGCGCCCTGCGGTTGGTCAGCCCCGGCAGCACCTTGCCGCGCTGCTTGTTCCACCTCTGGAATTGCTGGCTCGCAAGGTCGAAGCGGCCCTCGTTGAGCAGCCGCACCAGCGTCGAATCCTCGAATGCGGATGCGCCGATGTTGTAGCAGAGGCTCCCGCAGGCATCGAACTCGTTCTGGCTGAGCAGCATCGTAACGGCGTCAGTAACCGTCCTATTCACCCAAGCGGTATCCTCAACGAACCACGCATCGGCCTCATCCTGCGTGCAGGTATCGCCTTCCTTCACGCCCTCAGTATGCCCCCAGCCGATTGTCCAATCATCCTGCGGCGTAGGCTTGAACGCAACGAGCGAGCACGTTTCCCATTTCTGGATGAAGGCTAGGCCGTTCGCAGACAAGCTCATCCGTGGCCTAGCAATGTCAGTATTCTCTCACCGACGATCGCCATCAGAGCTCCAAGCACCAGCACGCCTCCCAGACCGATGTAGACCAGCCGGGTGACTGTTTTAACGTCCCGGTAGAGCAGGTCTATCGTCTTGGAGGTTTTCTGGTCGTCGATGATGTGCTGCTCGAAGCCGCCCTGCATCCTGCCGATGCTCACCCTGAATTCCCCGAACGCGGTTTTCAAATCCTCCATCATGTTGTGCGCGTATTTCAACGCCCGCTCCCGATGCTCGGTTTCCCGCTCAAGCTGCAAAGCCAAGTCTGCGACGGAGGGCGGCATTGTTATTCCTTTTTATTTGAGCATTTGAATCAGAGAAGTCGCAAGTGCGAGAATGCTGATGACCGTGATAATCGGGATGGAACCTTTCGCAAGCCTCAAGGCTTCCTCCTGCGCCCTGAATCTCTGCTCGTAGCGAATGTCGCGCTCATCCATAAGAGCCTTGAGCGTGCCGATGTTGTGTGATTCGCTGCTCATGCGGGCGCAATCGGCACGACGATAGCAGGAAGAACGGCTTGGCAATCGGCGAGCAGCGTCTGCGCGTTAGCAAGGTTCGTCTGCGCTGTGGCGAGTGCGGCCTGTGCGCTGGTTACAGCCTGCTCGGCGCTCGTTATCATCGCTTCGATGTCCGCGATCTGAAAGCCTTGCTCGACTGCTGGCAGAGGCTTTCCGGTAAGCGCATCGAATGGCGGCGAGGGAGGACAGGAGATGAGAAGCGTAGTCGGTGCGTGGAGCGTCACGCCTGAAACCCCGGCTGCTTTTCCTGCTACGTATGCGGTTGCGTCCATGTTGTCCTCTAGGAAATTGTAATCCCTGAGCTATTCGCATTCATCATCAGCGCGTAGCATAAGCAGGTGTGGTTGTTCTGATTGTGAACTCCGACCTTCGCAATCGTCACGTTGATCGTGAACGTATTGGTCGCTCCTACCGCTCCCGAGATTGCCGAGAGCGCGGCTGTGACAGAGACATTATCTCCCCCAGCTACCGTGGCGGCTCCGGGAAGGCCAATCGCAGCACCGATAGCTGCCACAGCATTAGCTCCCGCTATCCGCGTGATGTCGATGTCGTACTCGACGCCTTGCGTTGATTCGTTCGCGCCCAAATTCCCCGCGCCCATAGAACCTGTGAGAATGACCTTGATTCCGCCAGAGTGCGCTGCGTTCGGAATCGTCACGGTGAAGGTCGCCGTCGCCGTGTTGTCCTGAATCCCGGTGACGGCTTTGGTCAGCATATCAGCGGAATTGACAGAGCCGAGAGAAGCGCCCGCCGCATTAATCGAAAGCGTGGTGAGCTTCAGGCTTCCGGCGAAACCACCTGATCCCGTCCCTATTCCGAGCAGCCCAGCACCAAGCCGCGCTTGACTTGTATCGGCTCCCGTAGAAGCAGAATCTCCAGATGACCAAGCTAGATACGTTCCGCTTGAAAATCTTAGTAATCCGCCAAAATTTATCCACTCAACAGGCCCCTGACCAGCGAGGTGTAATCCCACTGCGCTTACGCTAGGAAAATAAAAGCCAGTATTTACTGCGGTGCTTAATCCGAAAGCAACATTTGACGTGCTCCCCGCTGGGCCAAGAAACGCGCCTCCCGTCGCCAGCGCAAACGTCGCGCCCGTGCCGCTGAAGGTGAGGCCGGTATCGCCCTTGAGCAGTCCTGCGGTCCCGGCTAAGACGACCTGACCGGAGGTCAGCGCGGAATCGGTGACGCTGCTGAAGGTGCCAGCAGCAGGAGTTGCGCCCGTCCCGCCAATCGGCCCGCTGAACATGTTGGATACAAGAACGAATGTTGCTCCGGTGCCTGAGAAGGTTAGACCAGAATCATCACCGAGTATTGGCCCTGTAATTTCTAGTGGCACTCGACCTGCGGTGCCGTTGAGGGCGACTGTTACGCCAGCGTTGTGAACCAACGCTCCCGTCGCGCTGAAGGTCGCATCAGCGGGAGTAGCGGAAGTAAATGCAAGCGGTGCAACCACTATTTCACCTGCCACACGATATGCAACTCGCGCCCGTTTTCTAGAATCACACTGCCGATACGGTCGCCACGGAATCCGTCAGGTGTCTCCGCATTCCACTCCTGGAATTCTTCGCCTGTCTCGAAGATGCGCACCGTGCAGGTTACGAGTGGCGCGGCTGGATTGACGAGCGCCCAGAGCGAGAGAAGATCGCCAGGTGCCGCAACGTGCATCGGTACGGCGCCATCGGGCAGCGAGACTTCCTGCTGCTTGACGAGGGAGAGCGGATATTTGCGGACGAGTCTCATTGCAGCCTGTTGGCGATGAATTGCAAAATATACGCCATGTCCTCATCATCCTGCGTGTCGGCAATGGGGGCTTTGCCCCACGGATACCGCTGCTTGATGCCGTTGAACTCCGACATGAACGGGCTGTGCGGGCCTGCAGAGCCACCAGGCGATCCGGTGCCGAGATAGGATGGTGCTGGCGCAGGTACGGGCGGCGTGATGGCGCCGAAGAATCCGCCGCCGAAGAATTGTCCGCCGAAGAAATTGCCAGCAGCCATCAGTGCTTCGTCTCAGGTTCGCGCGGCACCATCTCTAGCTCCCATTTGCCGTCCGCACCCTTGCCGCCGCGCACGATGTAGCCGGCATGCTTAGGCTCAGCGCCATTTTTCTTTGCCGTCTGACTCAGCAGCGTGGCATGGCGATCTTCGGCCAGGATGCGCGAGGCACGTTCATCCGCGAGCGATGCCTTCGTTGCGCCGTGCAACTCGCGCTCATGGCGCAGCGTGGCCTGCGCTTCGGCCTGCGCCCATTTTGCAGCCTTGACTTCGCCCTCTAGCGTGGCGATGCGCGCCCGCAGGCGTTCGGCTTCTTTCGATAGTGGCTTGAATGCCATTATTCGTAGTGTCCCACGACGTTGCCGCGGGCGTCCTTGACCTCGTGCCCGTCAGGCGTGTGGCGCCCGAGGGCGTAGCCCTTCATGGTTTCATCAGATTCGAACCGCTTTTTGACGCCTTCCGCGTAGTCCGCGGCGCCCTTGGTCTTTTCCTCGGCCTCGGTGCCGACGTAGGCGCGGGTGCCGTTAACAGTCAGGCCGCGCAATTTCTCCATGAGAGCGGAGGTATCCTGCACGCCAGGCATCCCCTTTGTCATCCAAGTAATCGTCGGCGATTTAGCCGTGGCCCAGCCAACCGAGTAATACTTGGCTAGGTCGGTCAGGTGGTGCATCCACTTCAAGCCGATGCTCGCCGCCGCGAGTCCGCCTGAATCGGAAGGATTGCGGCGCGTGCCGACCTCTACCGTATCGGCGAAATTGTGCATCTTGTCAGACCAGTCCTTGCCGAACACTTCCTCCAAGTAGGGGCGCCCGTAGGCTTTCAGTTCATCCTGTAACGGCTTCCCCATGAGCACGGTGCTGCCATATTTCGCCTCGGTTGATTCGGCTGGCTGTTCCATGCTCAACATGATCTTTCGTGCGAGATATTCCTTCAACGCCTGTGTCTCAGGTGCGTTAGGTCCAAGCGTGTTGATAACGTTGCGCAGTTGCAGGCGATTAGCCGGCGCCGTCAGCCAGTCCGCGGCCTTGAGAGACTGCGGGCCGTTGTTGCTGCGGATCATGCCGAGATAATCGCTGCTGGCGACCTTATCGAATGCAGCTTTTGCGGCAACTGATTTGTTGATCGCCGTTGCCATTGGCGTGCCTTGCGCGAGCAATGCAGGATCCATCTTCCCGTCGGCCGCCGCAAGATGCTGCGATAGGCTGCGCATCTGATTGGCGCGAACTGGCCCGTAGAGAGCATCCAATGAATCACCCATCTGGGCAATTCGCGTAGCGAGTTTCTTGCCTGATACTTCCCCCGTCAGCGGGTCTTCGGAGCCTCTGATCAGGTGCTGCCATTTTTCCTTGCCGATGTCCTCGAACGTCTGCGGCGAAACAACTTTCTTGATTCGCATGAGCTTATCGACTTGCCCTGGTGCAGCGATGTATTGCGCTACCTTTTCAGGCTGCACGAAGCCAGTCTGCGAGGCATCCTTGACCAGCGCCTCGACGTTGAGATCGTTGAAGCGTTTGATCCCGGCTTTATAGAACTGGTCAGCGCGGCGCAGGGCCGCTACTGCCTTATCTACGCCGGCAATGGGTTCCGTAGTAGTGGTCGTGGTAGACGGAATAAGAGGCTTGCCGTCCTCGCCAAGTACCGATCCTGCAGGCGTTGTGCGTTTCGTCGTGATTGATGAAACGGCATCTTCGAATGATTGATTGGCAGCGGTTGCTAGCTGTTTCGCCTGACCTTCAGAGAGTCCGGCATTGAGCGCGTCGACTGCGGCTTTGTTGCGGAACAGAATGCGTGCGTTCTGCATCTGCTGGAAGGTGGAGAAATCGGCCAAGCTGTCGATCCCCTTGGCGAACGCCCGAGTTGCATCCGATGCAAGCGCGTTCGTACCCTCCGCAGTCTGGGGGAGTGAGGCCAAGATTTTCTGCATCGCCGCTTTGAGGCCGGCGGTAGGCACCACTGGCTTGCCGATAAGTGCATCGACCGGCGCATAGAGATTGCTTGCCTTCGCGCTAAAGACGTTCTTCGCTGCCTCAATGTCGTTAGCGACATTCGTGGCAAGTTTGCCGCTCGGCGTTCCTACGCTCGCCGTGACGCGATCCTGCGCTTGCTTAAGTACGCCCTTGGCGGAGGTTTCGGCTGCGTCCGCAGTCTGCTGCGCGCCTTGGATGACGTTCTCTGCCTTGGCAGCGACCTTCGTGCTGGTCGCTTCGCCCTGAGCGGTCACAGCATCGGCTGAGACTTCGCCTGGCGCCCCTACCTGATTCAGCAGCGACTGCTGACCGGCCGCTATCACATCCTTGTTGCGAAGCGGGATCGGATCGCCAAAGAGCCGTGCGCCTGCGTTCTGAGCCCGCTGGACGAACCCGGCGCTAGGGGCGAAGGTGCCGACATGGGGAGTGAGGCCCATCTGTCGCGCCTGTTCCACGGCGTCCATCTGCAGGCGATAGTTCGGTTTTGCCTCAGTGTTCGGCCCAAGTAGCGACCGCTCGGCATAGGGCGCGAGTAGCGTGCGCCCGGCAAGCCTGAGCGCCTGACTTACCCCTTCAGCGCCCATGCCTAGCACAGCCTGTTTGCCGATATCAGTGGCAACGTCCGTTGGACCCTGCTTGTTCAGACCCATACTTTGCACGGCGAGCTTGTTCAGCGCCTCTCCAGCGGCTGCGCCAGCACCGGACCCGGCTATTGATCCAGTCACACCACCGCGAGCTCCTAGTGCCCCACCAACCATCATTCCTGCGACTGGCGCAACGTCGCCGACCATTCCTGCATATCCAGCTATATTTCCAGCACCTGTAGCTGGCTGATCGCCTCGTGATTCGAAGGCGACCTTCTTACCGTTCTGCATGACCACGGGACGGCCGAAGCTATCCGTTGAGACGTTTTCGGCACCATATTTCTTCTTAACGAAATCGAGTTTTTCTTCAGGTGTGGACAGTAGCGAGTAGACCGCCCGGTTGCCGGGATCGTTTACGCCAGAATAATCGACGCTAGGATCCTGTTGCTTGAATATTTCAGCAGCACGCGAGGCCGCGTCAGCAGCGCGCTTTCTGCCAAGTGCGCCAGCAGTTCTAGCCGTGACTTCTAGCGATGGTGCCTGGTACTCATCTGGCAGGTCATGCGGTGGCACCGCAATCCCACTCGGAAGGTCATCAGCAGGTACGACTTCTCCTGGCATTAGTCATATACCCAATTTGCGCCGTCGAAGTGCATCCCACGGCCACTCTTGGATTGCTGCTTGTCACCGGCTTTCGGGCCTGCGGATGTGCCAGCGCCCTGCGAATCTGCACTCCCACCGCCGACAGAATTCAGCAAATGATTCTTCGCGGCCAGCAATGAGGCGATTGCCACTGGCGCGGGTTGCCCGATTTTCGCGCCTTGCAGAATCTCATCCATACGGTCCATCGCGGCTTTCGAGAATCGCTTGCCGAACTTCTCGTTGTGGAGTTCCGTCTTAAGGTCGGTAAGCTGAGATTCGAATAGGTGCGCGCCTGTCGGTGCGCGATTTGGGTCAAGGGTGCCAGCGACAGCTTCATAGCCGCGGCTTACTACCCCCGCGCCGCCCGCTACTGAAGGATCGGCCCGCAGTTGCGCTACAAGACTGTCTATGCGGTCGCCCAGCGCATTTGCGTGATCGAGCGCAGCCTTCTGTTTATCGCTGGTCGGCACGACATTGGCACCGGGAGCGGTAGGAATTTCTACCTGCACGCCTGCCTTGTTGATGCCATACCGCTTTCCGCCCGATTCGAAGACGTTGGTATATTTGTCCCCCGGAGTATTGATTGTCGTGCGTGCAGGCGCGTCCATGCGCGCAACATGGGCCGATAGCGCGTCCTTGTATTCCGGCGTGTCCTTGCCGTAGCGCGCCGCCGCCTCCTTCATAAACGTCGTGTCGGTCGCTTCGCCCTGCTTCACCTTGATCGCCGCTTCATCTTCCGGCGACAGCATCCCGAGCGCCTGGTAGAAGGGCTTGTGCGCGTTCGCGGCCTGCATCTCATCCGCCGACATTTTAGACGGGCTGCTCGCCGGCAGCGCATCGTTGATCGCGCCGAAGGTAGAGGCGGAAGGGGACTTGAGGAAGGCGGCGATCTTTTCTTGCGGCACGCCAGCGGCCACCAGAGCGGCAGGATGCGCTTGGACGCTCGCCATCGTGAGCCGCGCCTTATCGGTGCTGGACTTGAGAAGGTACTGCTGGTGCGCGGTTTCAATCTCCTTCATGCCACCCTCGGTGCCGACAAATTTCATAAACGCGGCCGGATCGTTTTTCGCCATCAACTGCATCGGCGCAGGCAGGTACGGCATGTATTGCGAGAAGGTGCTGAGCAGGCTCGGCTGTTGCGCCATTGCTTTGAATGTGGCGCCTGTGCCGGGGCTTGATTCATCCAGTTTCTTCGAAAGATCCTCGACGAAACTTTTTTTCGCATCGCCATCCAGTTTCTGCGCGACGGCGACGCCATGCGTCATCGTGTCGAGGTTGTCCTTGACATCCGCCATCTGCTGCCGCTTAGCTTCACGGTCGGCGTTGATCTGAGCCTTCATGGGCGATGGTCTGCCAGTGACCCCGGCGCCGAATTCGCCGGCGGCGGCAGCCAACTTCTGAAGGGGCGACATCGCCGCGAAGCGCGATTGCACGGTGTCTGCCGGTGCCGCTGGCGCGGCAGCCGGGGCTTGAGCAACTGCCGGCGCTGCGGCTGGTGCAGCCTGTTGCGTAGGCGCCGCCATGCCGACCCCGCCATTTCCAGCAGCGCCGCCGAAGCTACCGACTAAACCGGCACTTGGCGCAGAGGCGTCAGCGACAGGCGCGTTCAGGCCGACGCCTGGCACGTTCTGCCCAGGGACTAATTGCAGCGCACTCTGCTGCTGCGGATCAATGTTTGGATCGTCGAATAGTTCCGGCATGTTCTGATTATATCTACGCCATCATAGCGGCCATGCCAATTTCGGCCAAGGCATCCCCGCCAGCGGCGGCCGTTCCACCTGCAGCGGCGGCATCGGCAGCAGCCGCAGCACCAGCGCCAGCGGTAGCGCCGCTACCACTGAATAATCCCCCTACTGCGCCGATTCCAGAACCTAACTGGCCGAGGCCGGACAACGAGAGTGGAGCGGTAGTGGTTGAACCGTTATTAAATGCCCCGAGCGCGGAGCCGGCCGGGTTGCCGGACGCAAGCCCCAGCCCGCTCGTGATCGCAGGCCCGGTGAGCGCAAGCCGGTTCGTCGCCGCCTGCTGCTGCAACTGGGACTGAAACGCCTGGAATGCGGCGTTGGAATTCTGCTGATTTGAACTGATGCTGCTCTGGAGCCCCTGCACGGCGAGCGGGTAATTCAGCGTGGCGTTCGCCTGATTAGCGGCTAGGTTGTTCACGAGGCTTGAAATCTGATTCCCCTGCTGCTGCTCAAGCAGCGCCGCCTCGCTCCCGATGGGCGAGTCCGAGAGCCGCAGACCGCGCGAGTTCGCCAACTGATCGGAGATCATGTTGAGCCCCTGCTGCGTCTGCGTGTTGATGTCGCCTACACCGGCCGTTTCCGCCGCCTGCGTCGCCTGCGCTATCTGCTGCTGTTCCTGCGGCGTGGCACCAGGCCCAGCCTGCAACTGCGCCAACTGCATCTGCGCGAGTTGAATCTGATCGTTCGATAACGTGCCCGCGTTCTGGAATTGCGTGGCCGCAGCCTGCGCCTGTTGCTGCGGGCTAATCGCGGCATCTAGTGCTGTTTGATAGGCGTTCTGGCTCGTCAACTGCTGGCTCGCCTGATTTATGAGTTGCTGATTGAGCGGTGCCGCAGCCTGCGCGGCTCCCAGTTGCTGCTGGGCGAGCTGGGTCTGAATCCCTATCAGATCCAGTTCCTGCTGCGGCATCGGAGCCGGAGCTACTGTTGTCGTGCCGCCGCCGCCATCCATGAGACTGCCTCTTTATAGGGTTGTAGGTGCTTACGCATGAGAACCGCTTCACAGGTTCTGGACATGCCGTTTTTCTTCAGCACTTCCTCGAATTTTGCGTTCGCCTTATCGACAAATCCGAGCATGTAAGAACATCCGTAGGTGGCGAGCGTCACCGCTCCTTGCGAAGTGAGCTTGCGTATCGCAATGGCGCGCAACTTGAACGATGCCGACGGTTCCACGAACATGAATTCAAGGAAGCCGAATGGCCTAGCTGTCAAGACGAGGATGCAGCCGATAACTTTCCCCTCGGCCTGGGCGATCAGCCAGTGAGGCGTGCAGGTCGTCCAATCCGTGCCGCCCAGTTCGATGTTGTTATTCTTCAGCAGCCGCTCAATATCTACTCCATCGGCTTCAGTTGCAAAGCGAATCTGCACCTTGTCGCGCATGACTTGCGCGCGGGTGCGGTGCGTGGTTACGATGGCAGCGGATTCGGTCATGTCCAGCGCGTCTCGATCTGCCTGCGCATGATCGTGTTCCCCAAAGCAGCCGTCACCCAAACGCTTCCGCTACCGTCATCGCACAACCCCGCAGGATCGCTCGCCGTGCTGAAGGTGCGGCGTACCGCGTATTCCAGAGCGCCGACGCATTGGACATGGTTCGTGCTGGAATTAGCGACCCAAATCTCATCCTTGACCGGGATTACTTCGTGTGGCCCCGCGCCGGTTTCAAGGGCGACACTGGCAATGATGGAAGAGGTCACGGGATCAATGGCATACAGCGCCCCAGATCCATAGGACGATACCCAAACGCTCGCGCCATCGAAGCACATGCCCCACGGCTCGCTGATTCCGGTGACGTAGGTTGTCGCGCCGGTCGTGAGATTGACCCTTGCAACACGGTCGCCAGTCCAGTCGCCTACCCACAGATTCGTCCCATCGAAGCACATGCGGTAAGAGGGCGTAGTAACTGGCCCAAGCGACCCGCTGACCGTGTTTGTCGATGGATCAATCTTGCTAATCGAGCCTGCGCCATTGTTGGATGACCAGATATACGCGCCGTCGAAGCAGACGTGCAGAGGGCCAGCACCTACCGGGATAGACGCAATAACAGCGTTCGTGGACGGATCAACGCGCAGGACTTGCGCGCCAGGTGCGTCCGCAATCCAGATGCTTCCCGCGCCAACGCATAATCCTTCGGCAAGGTGCCCGGTGCCAAGCGCAATCGTCGCCTGCAATATGCCGTTCAGGTCTCGACGTTCGACTGTCTGTGCGTTCGTGCAGCCGATCCAGAGCGAGCCGAACCCGTAAATGATCGGTATAGGCCCAGCGCCGCAGGGAATCTGCAATTCCGTGGGCGCAATGAGTGTGTCGCCAAAGCACTGCGCATACAGAGGAATGCGCGTGTTCATGCGTCCTGGCCTCGGCGGTCAATCCATCCCTTAGTATTCAATTTCCAGCTAGTGTTCGCATCGCTTAAGGAAAATCTCATCCTGATTTGCGCGTTAGTGTTCGTCTTTATAGTAAGTTCGCTGATTCCTATGGCTGTGCCGGTAGTTGAATTAACTACCATGTTCCCGGAGTTTGACGACGCCGCTTGATCGCTTGCGCTAAGATCGCTCAACAACACAACATAAGCCGTCCCTAATGCTGTGGTTGTCGTCACCGCCATTTGCACGATAGCCCCGACCCTTACCCCAGTCGGAACATTCATTGTCTCGCTAAGTGCGCTGGTGCCGGGATTTGTTCCGCTGTTATCCTGCGTAACCGCCGCCCATTGGAATTGATCCCCGTCCTGCACGAATGCGGTCCAATGCGCGGAGCCGTCCGTGAGGCCAGAACCGATGCGCCGCTTTAGCGTGTAGCTCGTCGGCATCGTAGGACTGGTCGCGGAGAGAGAAAACAGCACGTCCACCACCCCCGTATCCGTGCGCTGAATGACGTAGAAGTGATACCACGTCGTGTTGGCAATAGAGCCGGTATCCAGACCGCCTTGCGCTGTTCCGACTGCCCATCCTGAAGTCGTTTTGGCTATTGCGGCAAGAACCATCGCCGAGACATTTGTTGAGTCCACCGCGACCCCCGCCGCGATGGACATCGTTCCTGAACCGCCGGCGGTGGACAATGTGCATCCAGTTAGATAACTACGCAGCACCGGAGATGCCCAATTCACTCCAACGGTTACATTGCTGTTTGCTACCAGAGATTGACCGTCGGAACCAACCCCCAATCTGACGAATGCTGCCGCCCCAGTAGCTACAAGCGTATCGCCTTTTGTCGTCGCCAATGATTGCAGAACCGCAGCAGCGATTGATGTACCGTTGTATTTAAGAGGTTCAAGCAAAAATTGAGTCGTCGTCAGAGCGATCACTTCGATCACATCATCGGTAGCTGCCGTGTAATTATTTCCGCTAGTTACGCCTGCAATCAGCACATTCGCCCCAGCGGTGAATACCGCCGCTCCAGCACATACCAGTAGGCGCCTCGCGCCAGCCTGCGGAGCCGAAGCGAATCCGGTCGCCGTATTCGTCCCCGTGTAATTCACCACGCCGCCAACCGTCGTCCAGATGTCTGGCGTCGTCGTGGACGCAACGGTGGTCATCGCATCGTTCAGCGCGGTATTGATCGAGAGCAGCAGCCCCTTCGCGCCGGAGGTGATCGCCTGCGTGTTGGCTGCGTCGAAGTAGAACGCGAAGCCGCCGGCGGACTGAGCGGAGGTCAGCGGGAAGGCGACTGCCGTTCCATTCGTAAGAATGTTGTTGAACTCGGCGTTGAGATCGCTGGCGAGAAGAATGTCGCCGGCGGACCAAGTGCGCAGGCGCGAGACGGCCACTAGAAATTCCCCGATTCGGTTGACATAGCACCACCAGAAATCGCCGCTGTGATGCTATGAACTTCCAAGTCCTGATAGTTCACATTGTCCGTAATCTGGTACTGGATGCCGCGGAATTCGCCGCCTTCTTCCATTTGCATAAATACGTCTACGAACTGCGAACCGCCCAAGGTTGACGTGCCGAGCGTGAACTGATGCGCGTTAGCCGGTCCTAGCACGTCCGCGCCACCTTGCGTGAAGGTGTACGTCTGCTGCGCGTTGTTGTCGCGCGACCAGCCGAAGGTTTCCGTGCCGTTATTCTTTGGCGCAATGCCGACCGAGGCGCCCTCAAGCGTCTTGAGAAGCATCGGATTGCCGTAGTTCAGCGTCGGCGTTGTCAGTTTGTAGGCGATGCCGGTCGTCGTGTCGATGGAGCGATCAGATACATTGAGCGAGCGCAGGAAGCCGTCGTTGCCGCCACCGACCACGCGGCGCACGCCGTTCGTGTCCACGAATAGCCCGAGGCTCGCCGCGCTGTAGGCGGCGATCTTCGACCAAGCGACGATGGACGGCGCGTTGCGAAGATCCATCGCCAGTACCGTGTTGTTGGTCGTGCTGCCGTTCCATGAGGCCGTGTAGTAGATGACGCCGCGCAATGGGTCAGGAATCAGCCAGATTTGCCGCAGCCGGCTGTAATTCAAGTTCGCACGAATCCAGTTGATGTTGATCGGCCGCGAGAGCGATGCTTCCTCGAAATTGCCGTAGGCTTGCGTGGCTGAGAGGCTGTGCAGAGAGCCGAACTGGCTCACGAAGAAAAGATCGTCCGAGAAGGCGCAGATCGCGTTGTGCCAGCAGGCACCCAGGCCCACCACGAAATTGACCATCGCAAAGCCGTCCGAACCCGTTGGCGAGCTGCCGGTGATCTGGTGGATCGAGCCCTTGTTCGGCCCCTTGAATACCCACAGCGAGTTCAGGTAACTCGCAATCCCGGTAATCTGGTCGCCGTCGTTGATGTCCACGTCGATTGAGCCGGAGGTCGGCCCGCTCCAATCCGTCGGGTCGACGTTGCCGGAGTAGTAGAGCCGCGACGGATGCGTAACATCGCCCGCAACCCATGTGCGATTCTTATGCGTGCAGGAGAAGGCGAAGGTCGGCGGCGAGCCGATCAGCGGCTGCGAGGTCGTCTGGTCCCATTGGTAGGGCACGTCTACGCCGGAATCATCCGAGATGATGAGCAAATCATCGAAAGTCGAATAGGCCGGATTAGCGTTCGCGGTGAGCCCCGTGATGAGGTTGACGAAGGTGCCATCGTTATTGTCGTGCATGGCGACGGTGCCCGCGTGCAGGATCCGGTTGCGCGAAGGTGCTCCGGCCGTCCCTTGCTTCCAGTAGTCGTAGCAGCCCGTGATCGGCGCGCCGCTTGCGACGGCGGACGAGTTGATCTTCGTCGTGCCGCCGATCTTGTGCGGTCCACCATCGAGCTCGAATAGGATATTCTCGGCATCGACCAGGAACGGGATCAGCACGCGCCCCGTGACGCCGCCGACTTTGCCGGAGTAGTCAGGCGAGATGTCGACAGTCGGGCCGTAGTCGGTCGCCCAGCCGCCGCTGAACAAATGCCGGATTACCGTCGTTTTAGCGGCAGGCATCAGTAGCCCCGGTTCACGATCTTGTAGGTGCTGGTCGAATCAGGCACCGTCAGCCATGCGCCATAGATCGTCGCAACCTTCGTCGAGCCGACGTAGGATGAAATCTGCTTCGTATCGTCCCCGGAGCCTGTGCCGCCGGTCAGTTGAATGCTCATGCCTGCGTAGAAGCCGTCCGTGGCGGATGACCCGGAGGCGAGCGTGATGGTGCTGGCACCCCCGGCCTGCGCCGTGCCAGTGGCGGCGATGTAGGTCAGCGTGGCAGTATCGGCGCCCTGCATGTCGAACCAGCCGCTGCCGTATCCTCCTGACCCCCTTGTGAGGTCGCGCAGGATGGGCGACTCGTTCTGCCGGTCGATGCCGCGCGATCTCAACTGGACCTCCCGTAGCCGCTGCCGTAGCCGCCGCGCCAGGGCCTGCGGGCCGATACGGCATAACTTGAGATGCGCGGCCGGATCTGCGGACGCACGCCGCCCACTTCCACGTCCGAGGCGATCCGCATCATTATGTCGGTGTATTCGGCCTTCGCTTCCTGCGAGCGCGTGTCGTCTTTCTTGTCCCGATACCAAGCGTAGAGGGCGTGGAAAATAAGCGCGTGCCGATAGCGAAGCGGCACCACGGGTTCGTCCGTATCGTTCACGAACTGCGCCTGTGCAACGCCTGCTGAAGTCGTCACCAGATTGGAGGTGATATAGGCGTATGGAATGTTCATCGCAATCGACGGCGGCCGTTCGAAGCGCACATGGCGCACGGCGGTCGTGTTTCCGCTTGGCGACAGGTCGATGATGCAGGCGACGGTCGGTACGCCAGGCACAGAGTTCGTCGGGTAGCGACGCCGGAATTCGTTGCGGCTGATGAGGTCAATCGGGATTTGGTAGGAGAACTGCTGCAGGTCTACCGGACGCAGGAAGTCAGCCGCCAGCGCATATTCGTTCTCGTAATAGACGTAGGTGGAAGCCGTCTGCGTGGCTTCGGCGAAGGGTGCCGTCAGCACCGCGGCGGTGTCACTTGAAACCGTCTGGATCGTATAGGGCGACAGGCTGCCGGCGACGCGCACCTTGCCGTTCACCCGCATGTTAGTCACGCTGAATGAGTTGGCCGTGTTCCATGCGGTGCCCTGACCGCTGAGCGCGGTAGAACCCTGAGTAGCCGTGCAGGTTCCTATCACATATTGCGCCTGCGTTGTCAGGAATGCCGAACGTTCAGCCCACGGGAAGCGATAGTCGAACCCGAGGTGCATGTCCTGCAGCGCGATGTTGATGTATCGCTGCGCCTGCGTCTGGGTAGCCGTCACCCCAGTCTGCACGCGAACGCGATTCTGCAGGTCGGTGTAGAGGTCAACGTAGGTCTGGACCTGCCCGGTGCTGCTCACTCGCTTCTCCTAAAATACTTCGGGCTCGGGGCCTTGCGACCGCGAGCCCGCGGAATTCGTAATCCTGCGCCCTACCTCAGATACACAATCGGCCCTTTGCCTGCGGTGAACGTCGTCGGCGGCGTGATGGTGCTTGGAATTGTTCCGAACGATCCTGCCGTCACCGAACCTGCCCGCACTCCAACGAACGTAGCCGTCGGAATCGTCTGGATCGCACCGGCCGTCGTGCCATTGCCCTGTAGCGCGACGAAATAATACGATGGCCCATTGAGTTGTATGGGAGCTAACAGCGCCTGCTCTTGAAAAGTGTTTGCTCCAGATAGCACCACGCCAGCCAGGTTAGAGTTTGCGACGAGCTTCCCGCCACCATCGTAGATCGCAACTAGGATGTTGTCGGTGGTCGCCGTGCCTCCCTGGAGGAATCCGACGGTGCTGCAAGAGAAGCTATAGGGTATAAAAATATCCGTGACCCACAACTGGATAACATCGGTCGTGTTCGTGCCTATCGACGCATACGCGACTGATCCAATCGGGATATTACTGATATACACGGCTTACCCCTTAGACCGGCACTTCCACCCAGAAAAATCCGAACTGAAGAGATGTCGTGGTCACGATTGAAGTATAGGTGCAGATGAACGATCCGGGCGGCACGATGATCGAACCTTCAAAGTCGTAGAACGCGCCAGGCACCAGCGGGATGCTCGAAGTCGCAACTGACCCAACCGAAGCGAATGTGCTGATGAGCGTCGGTGTCGAAATGGTCGCTCCGGCCGAGCCGTTCATCTTCGATACCGCACCGCTGCCGATCAGGCGCGATTGCGGCGTCAGGGTCGATGTGATGGTGCCCAAGCCGCCCATGATGCCGATGGTCGCCGCAGCACCGACTGCGAACTGGCAGGCCGATACCTTCATCAGCACGGCGTTGACGCCGGAGCCAGCAGGATTGGCGAACCCCAAGCCAGTCCAGGTCGTCGCCAGAGCGGCGGTAGTCGTAGTCGCAGTGCCCTGTGTCTGCAAGTTGAAGCCGATGCCACGGTAAGTTTCTTCGTAATAGCGAGGATGCAGTTCGGATCCCATCTGCTCGCCCTGCCGTCCCATGCGGGCCTTAGTGGGTTGGTTGTCACCGGGGGAGTTTTGCGGACCGATCAAGCCTTCATTGAACATGATTCTTTCTCCTTACGTTATTGAGTCCGCGGCGTTCTGCCGCAGTTGCCGCAAATCTTCTGAAAGTTGCCCGGTATTGGCCGCAAGCAGCATCGAAATGACTTGGAGTTCGATGAGGATCCGCATTTGCAAATCCGATGCCATAGGATTCGCTGACGAGGATTCCGCCTGCTCCGATGCACTGAGCCCCTTCAGGACGTAGACGTTATCTGGGCTCATATTGCGCTCGGTTTCTCCGCTTGCTGCAGAACGTCCTTGACCTGGCCGCGCTCGACGTTCGAGAGAGCGCCGATGGTATCGGCGAGCCCAGGATTCAGCGCCCGCAGCAGCTCGATCTGCGCGGCCGAGAAGATGACCGGCTGCCCGGCGCCCATCGGCGGCAGGTAGTAGTCCTTGCCGGGAATCAGCGCGTTGTGCATGTTCATGGTGGACTGCACCGGACGGAAGTTCTCGATCGACGCGGATTCCACATCATCCGATTCGCACGTCAGTCGGCGCTGGATGTTCTGCCATTCCTCGATCCGGCCGACGTTGCGCTTCTCCCAGGCGCGGTGCCGGTCGACGGCGCCGGGTGGGCACTTGCGCATCTCTTCCTGAGACAGCATCCCTTCGCGGATCTCGGCGCGCAGTTGCGCCTCGCGCTTCACCGCGCCGTCGATCTCGGCAGAGGTGTATGGCCGCGGGCGCTGCGATTCGAGTTGCTGCACCAGCGCCTGCAGTTGCTCCTTGACTGCGTACTTGTCGCCAAGGAATGAGGGCGAGCGCAACTTCGTCTCGGCGGCGAGTTTTTCGTCCTCCATGTCCTGCACCTGATCCTTGCGGAGCAGGGGCGCGACTCGTTCTGCGGCTTGCGCTTGCATGGTGCCTCCTTACGTGGTGCTAGTGATGAGTGTGCCGCCCGTGCCGCCCGCTACCGTGCCGATGTAGTTGTTCAGCAGGTCGACGTTCGAGGCGCTGAAGCCGGTGAACGGGTTGGTCACGACTGCGCTGACCAGGTTGTTCATCAGGTGCAGTTGGCCGTTCGCGGTCAGCGCGGCGCCTGAGATCCCGTTCGTGATCGTTGCGGTGCCTGAAACTTGCGCGACGATGCGGTTGCCGTCGAACGTGCCTGCCGTGCCGGCGTTGCACTTAATCATCGTGGTATGTGCGGCGACACTAGCGCCCTGCGCGTTGAAGCGGAAGGTGTTGTTACGCGCCATCAGGTTCACCACGGCACCGGCGTTGAAGGCGAAACTGCCGGAGGTGCCGGTGTTGTCGCAGGCGAAAGTGCAGTCCTCGATCAGCATGTTGGTGGGTGCCTGCGTTGCGCCGGTGGCAATCAGGCCGCCTGTCGATGCTCCACCAACCGTCAGGTCGAAATAGCATCCCCGCATGGTCAGGGAATTCACGGCAGTAGTGAATGAAGCGATTGCGCCGCCAGTAACCCCGAGGAACCCGCAGTTGATGAAAGTGTTGTTCGCAGCCGTCAGCACAACCGGCACCGTGCTCGCCGGCGCCGTGATGATTGCCTGAGGTGTCATGCTGAAATGCGACGAGGAATCGTCATACGGCAGCCCGATCACCGTTACGCCGGCCACGTTGAAGGCGAGCGCAGCCGCAGCGGTCATGTTGTTCTGCGTGGTCGCGTTATGCGTGCCTGGCAACAGCACGATGATGTCCCCTGCGTTCGCGGTGACGAGCGCGAGGGCGCGTGCGATGGTCGAAAGCGGCCGTTCCGGGGAGAGCCCGTCGTTGCCGTCCGACATTGTGTAGGCGCGACCGTCAATCTGCACGGTCGTAACCGTGCTCGAACCTGGGCCGACCCAGAAAATCCGGCCGCCAGTCTGCGGAGGATTGCCGAAAATTGTGCCGTACTTCGTCAACATGCCCATCGCTAATCTCCTTTTGCCACGATTGCCGAATCCCCGTTAGCCGCGCAGCCCCGGCCCGGATCGGTTAGTCAACGTCCTTGCCACCGCGCAGGCCAACGGCCTTCGCGTAAATCTTCTCTTCAGGCACTCCCAGCGAGCGGTCCCGCTTCTGCGCCGCTCCCGGCAGTCCAGGCCACGCCGCTGTCTTCTCCGGCGAGAGGTCCAGGTGCTTCGGCCCCGCTTTCTTCGGCAGGACTCCCTTCCCCGTCGACGGCTGCTTCAGTGTCGAGATGTTCTGCGAGTACCGCTTGTTCGCCATGTTCTTCTCCGGTTGGTTCTTGGTTGCCTGCCGAGGGTGCTGCAGCGACCTCATCAACAGGGGCAGCGGTATCCGTCACTGCCACCGTAGGCTGCGGCGCAACCGATTCAGGAACCGCGACCGTGTGATCCGAAATGTCCACGCTGTAGAGGCTCTGCCCGGCGAGCGTGCCGATCAGCAGTTCGCGCACGGCCTGAACCTGCGTCGGCGCGCACTCCACAGTCAAGGTCATCGTCGCAACCGGATCGCGGGCCGCGTCGTAGGTATGGCGCTGCTCGTGGACGATCATCGCTTACTCATCCTGCTCAGCGTGAGTCCAAGGCGAGCGCGCTTGCCGGCGACGCCGCCAGAGTTCTTGTGCTTCTCCATGTAGTCGTGCGTCGACTCGCCGGCGCGCTTCGCAGCGCGCGTCTCGGCACCGGGATGGCGGATTGCCCCCTTAATCCAGTTGTGATGGCCCACCATCAGTCCATCCCCTTGGGCAGTTTCTGCATCTTGCCGGCGACCGCGGAGGGCTTCAGCGGCTCCACGAAGCGCGGGCGACTCTGCAGGTTGATGCTCCGCGTCATGTAGCTCCCGGTGCGAACCAAGCCGCCGGTCGACGAGAGCGACTTCGGCGTGGTGAAAGGACCGGATGCGGTGCGGATCGCGGACGATTTCACTCTAGCCACGCTTCCTCCCCATGTAGGAGCCGCGCTGCACGACGCCGCCGGGGGAGGTCAGCGCAGGGCTGCCGGTGTCTGCGGCGTTGAAATCCTTGGCGACGCGCACGGGAATCTTGATGCCGCTCGACGCGGGCGGCTTCCAGCCGTGGGCGATTGCGGCCATCGTCTTTGCCTGCTCTGGAGATACGCTTGGCATCAGGTGACTGACGCTCCCGTAATCCATCTCCAGTCCGTAACGGCGTTGAAGTACCGCATGTAACCACGCCATTTCGCAATCAGCGTATCAAGGTCTTCCGCCATCGCAAATTCAAGCGGTATGCGGTCGGACCAGAACACGAATTGCTTGCGCATCCCGCCGTCGCACATGAACCAGTTTTTCGTGCTGGTCAGGTAGTTCCACTCGTAGAACGTGTAGACGCCCTCGTGCACGTTGCGGTTGTTGTTTGCCGTGTCGACCTTGCCCATCGAGCTGATGATCTCGAACGCCTGCTCGTAGAGATCCGGCGGTCCCCACAGTTCGTCGGGGCTGATCGAAATACGCTCGCCCTGGTCGCCGCGGTACTGCACCATGCCGATTCGCGCTGCAGCGACGGCAGTGGCGGTCAGGGCCGAGGTGACTTTGTTATTGAATCCTGTCGCGGTCGACGCACCCGAGGTCGTCGTGTGCGCAGTCGAGCACAGCGACACCGCTTCCGAGTTGACGTAGAAGTAGTTGTCGACCGAGAAGGCGTTATTCAGGATCCGCGCGCCGTGCTTCTGGCGCGTGCGGAAGGCCGACTGCGCGAGCGCCTTCGGCTTCTGGTCCATGATGTGAAACTGGTCGTCATCGAACAGCTTTCGCTCGACCTGGATGCCGTTCGAGAATTCGACCGGCGTGCCAGTGGTCTTGTAGCCCAGGTTCTGCGCCTGGTAGCCGACGGTGCCGGTGAACTCCGTCCAGTCCGACAGCGTGCCGACCTGGCTCCACGTCATGTTGTTGCGCTGGTTGGTCGCAACGTCGGTGCAGAGCTCGCCGATCATGTCGGGAAGCTGGTCGTATTCCTCGTAGAAGATTTTTTGGAAGCGAGGATCCAGAAGATCGCCGAATGCTCCTGAGGTGTGCGGGACGGCCATGTTGGTATCTCCTTAGAGCGTCGGTGGGTTACGAGTTGTAGAGCCAGTGATCGGCCGCGTTGGCGATCACGAACGAGTTGGTCTGTCCGGCATCCGTGCTATCGCGCAGGATCAGTTCGACGCAGTTGAACGGCGCCCCGGTTCCGACCGCGATGGAAGCATCCGCTTGGTCGAGCGTGGTCGTCAGTTGCACGGTTATCGTCTCCATCGGCGAGTATGGGCAGCGCAGGAAGACATCGTTCACCGCGATGGCCTGGTCGAAGGGGATCAGCACCGTGCCTGCGGTGGACGATACGGTGGTCACGCGCCGCGCGTCGCCCGTATTCGCCCCGGAGTATCCCCAAGTGGTGCCGCCTGCGTAGGTGGTCGAGGTCCAGTCGGCGCCAGTCGTGATGACCGTGCCGCCGCTCGAAGCCGTGGTATTGGTCTGCGTCGAGAGCGCAGTGCCGTTGGTCGCGCCCTGGCACATGACCCACTTCCAGCAGGCATCCGGGTTGATGATGAGCGTCACCGTGCGAAGCGCGCTGTTCGCGCTGCCGGTTGAGCTAACGCCGGAGCCCTGAGTCGTGGTGTAGGTGGACTGCGCGAGGCCAAGGCGATCAAGACCCTTGTCCAGACTCATGCCCACGAAGTCGGTTGCGCCAGTCGTGGTGCCGATCACGACGCCGCCGACCGAGGATGTGCCGATAGTGAAGGGGATGCCGGCAGTGGTCAGCGTCACGCCGAACTGGAATTTTTTGATGACGGGAGCACCGCCGGAGAGCATGTAGGCGAGGGAGGCCATGTTCAGTTCCTTGTCGAAGTCATACGATGGTTGCGTACTCGCGGTCGCGGCGCTGCTGCTCGCGCGTTTGCCACACGTCTTTCAGGACGGACTCGTGGATGAAAAGGTCGCACTTGTCGAATAGCTGACAGGCATCGCAGTTCGCCATGACATGCGGGTATTCCTTCTGCTTGTAATACCCGTACTTCAGTTGCGCACGCCGGTCGAACTTGGATGAATGGCTGGAACACAGGCAGACCGTTTTGGCGCAGTCCGCCATGTCCAGAACCCGGTCGGACTTGGATGCGACCTTCGCCGGCCTGAAGACGGACGCCTTGAGCTGCGCCTGCTTCTCTGCTAAGGGCGAGAAGTTCTGCTTGACGATGATCGCTGAATTCGCTTTCGACACTTACCCGCGTGCTCCTGACCTCCGCGGCGAGTTTGGCTTGCGGGTAAATTTCAGTTCCGCTTCGACTGCTGCCTTGTCCTTGTATAAGCCGTTTCTGATCGCGGACTCGTAGTATGCCTTCTGGCGGTTTTCCAGTGCGTCCCACGCTGTTTTCGGTCCCGAGCGGCGCTGACTGCCTTGACCCGCGCTGCCCGTTTCCTCGTGCGATTCGGTTTCCCGTCGCGCACTTTTCGCCGTTCTCAGTTTGTCGATCGGCCCCAGCGCCGCACGTACTGCCTGTAATTCCGTCTTCGTGTTGCGAGGGTTTCCGAGCTCAACCAGGTAATTAAACTCCTGCTGAACCCGCTGCCGTGACTCCGACCCCTCTTCCATGATCGTGGGATCGAGCCGCTTATACTCTTCCAAGTCAGTATCGACGCGCTCCTGTGCCCGTTCGGCCCGGACGGCTATGTTTACCTCGGCCTTGGCTTCGCGCTTGGCGTCTTCGCGGATCTGCGTGGCCCACATCTCGTCGGACTGATCCGACGTGATCTGATTCGCGGCCACCGCGGCGTTCAATTCCGCCCTGGTGTACCGCTTCACTTGCGTATCGGCCGGCTTTGCCTGCGCCTGTTTAAGCGCCGCCAGTTCCGCTTCTACGCGAGCGAGCCTTGCCCGTTCCGCGTTGACCGCCTCATCGTGCCGGACCTTGGGTATCCAAGAACCATCACTCGGCGGTACAAATTTCTTTGATTCGGTTTCACCCGAACCGCCTCCGGTTGCGCCATCCCCGGTATCTGCGCCGTCTTCAGCCATGCCGCGCCTCTTTCGCGTTGTCACGCGCCCGTCGACGGCGCGATGGAACTCGACCTAGCGGCGAACGCTATGCCGTTTTCAGGCTGACGTGATTTTTACGGGGGTTTTTACGCAGCGAGCGATTGCTTGATCGTGCCAAGCCAGTCGCGCTTCGGGGGCGACGTATCGAAGTCGCGCGGCCCGTAGATGCCTTCGGCGCAGAGCCACTGCATGAGGCCCTCGCCTGAGTAGTACGCCTTCTCGAATGGCCCCTTCACGCGCAAGTCGCGCAGGCCGTTTTCGCGCTCGTGGCGAAACCAGTAGTCCCACTTCGCAGAGGGCACTTTCTCGAAAAACTGCTTGACGCCGTTACGACTGAGCCTGGTCGGGATTCTCATTTTTCTTTTCCAGATTTTTTTCGAATTCGCCGATGATGCGCTCGGCCTCTCCCTTGCCGCCCATGATCGCCGCGGGCAAATCTATTGCGAGCCGTAACGCTTCAATCGTCGCGTTCGCCACCAGCACATCGCATTTCAGTTTCAGCAGTTCCTCGTGCGACCAGACTGCGGAGCTGCCGAGTTTCACGGCCGCCGAGTCGCGCGCCTTCCCCCAGACTTCCATGATTCCTTGCAGATATGTCAGGTAGCGGTTCCAGTGCTCGTTTTCCGTCAGCCCGTGCATCACCGTCGCAGCGCCTGCCACGAGGCGCACGAGCGGCATAATCTCCCGCGCCCTGTCATCCGACCGAGCCCGGACGGCTGCAACGTGCTCGGCGCGGTCGTAGGCCATCAGTGCAAGGGTGTCGGGTTAGCGCCGCCGCCGGCGCCAGGGAGCGACTCGTCGGCGAGTTCGGCACCGTGGACGGGCGGCTGCGCCTGGATGTTGGAAGCGTTCTGCGGTGCACCCTGCGGCCCTCCCTGGCCCGGCTGCTGGTGCTGGGCTTGAAATTGCTGCGCCGCGTTAAGAAGCGCGGCCTGCTGGCGGTCCTGCACCATCTGCTTGGCGATGCGCTCCATGTACGCCTTGAAAAGCGGCAAGTGAACGGGTCCGAGAAAGCCGAACTGATCGCTCTGCATGAAATCGGTCAGCTTCTGGAACTGCGCCGCGGCCCCCTCGACCGGATCCTGCGTCGGCAACTGGCCGTTCAGGATCATGGTCAGCGCCTCTTCGAAGAAGATCTTGGGTATTTCGGCGCCGGGCCGCGGCGGCTTCAGGTACTTGTCCGGGTCCTGACCCATCGCACGGCCATAATCGCGCTGCATCCGGTACACGCCATCCTGGTCGATGATGCCAAGCTGCATGTTGAGTTGCGATACGTAGGTGCCCATCAACTGCTGCAGCGCCTGCTGCATCGCCTCTTTCGAGGTGTTGAGCGCGTTCGCCGAGAATTTGAAGAGGAACGAACCCGTGATTTTCGAGCGGTCGTCGATCTTGGCGTAAGGGTCTTTGGCCGGCTCCTTGAACCCGGAGATGAGGTACTGCTTGTCGCGCGGCAGGAATGCCTGATTCAGCGTGTGCATGTTCTGCCAGACCTGCGCGAGTCCCATGAAAAACCGCCGCAGCACGCGCTCTGGGCGCGCGTCCCCCTGGGCAAGCACCGTCTGCATTCCTGTCACGGTGCGAAGAGCGGATGACTTGCCCTGGGGAACTCGGCCAAGCTGCAGATCGCCAATCGCGGTCAGCTTTTCTTCCATCTGCGTGAGCAGACCGATCATGTTGAAGCCGAACGACTGCCCCGCATTGCCAAGCGAAGGGAAGACGACATCGTTCTTAGGATCGTTGAGCGGATATAACTCGCCTGGCCAGAGGCGTATGACCTCGGGCCGCATGTTCGAAGTCGCCTTGTAGAAGCCGAACGGCGCATTCGCAATCGTGCCAGCGTCAGAGGAAATATCGAACTGCTGCTTGAGAAGGTCATGGATGCCCTCCATCATTTCCAGCACGCCGATGGAAAAGCGCCGGCCAGGCACGGGGAATAGATGCGCTTCGGCGAACGGACGGCGCGGCGTTTGCGCGGGGAACATCTGCGTCAAGTAGCGTGCGCGCAGGATGGTCTTCGTCTCCAAGATCATCCAGAAAATCACGTCCTCATCGAGCCCGTCGCCGTCGATGTCGTAGCAGTCGAACACCATCAGGCGCGTGAGCGGCTTGTGCGATTGCGCCTCTTTCGAATAATCCTTCCAGTCGATCGCGCCCTGCATCACATCCTTTTGCTGCTCGCGCTGCTCGTAGACCCGCGAGCGCACCGCCGATCCGATCTTATCGACATCCTCCTGCGTCATCAGGTCGTAGTAGCCCGACATCTGCAGGCGCGTGATTTCGTCGATGTTCGGCGCGTCCTTGAGAATTACGTGCGCGGCGCCCGTAGGATTCGAAGGACCGGGTATTTGTAGGTTGGAACACCGCACCGGATGTAGAACGTCCTGAAGATCCTTTCGGATAACCCGCGGCCCCTCGTAGCGTATTGCGTCCTTCTCGATCTCCACTTCGACCTCATCATCAGGCCGTGTGAAAAATGACGCGCGGTGCTTTTTCTTCTCATCCGGCACCTCCACGGTCCAGTCCCAGCCGCCTTTGCTGGGGTTCAATCGCGCCTGCGGGTAGAGGCCCTGCAGGAACTGGTGGAAATAATCGGACGGAACGACGCCCCTAGGAATAGCCGGCAGCACGCGCAGGTCGACCACCGCGCGCATTTCCTTGATCCACGGCACGTAGGCGGTGAAAAATCCCTCGTTCACGAAGTCATCGGCCAACTCGCCGACCGTTTCCTCTCCCGCCTGTTCCTCGAAAAACTGGAAGTCGAGCAGGTCATCAACCGTGGCGGACTTTTCCGAGTCCGTTTTTTTCAGTGCCTTCGCCATGATCGGGGGCCGCTGGCTCATCACGGCGTTGTGAAGCGTGTCCTGCATCCGCATCGAAGCGGTCATCATGTCGGGGATCGCGGCATCAGACGCGTCTTCCCACGGCCAGGTCTTACCCTCAGTCCACATGCGAAATTTGGCGTACCGCTGCAGCCGTGCGTCTATTTCATCGGTGCGATTCTGATTATCCGTCTCGTAGAAACTGTGAATGCGCGCGGCAACATCGGCGCGGTCGAACTTGAGCGACGATAGCCGCGGGCGCTCACGCTTCGTTTTTTCCTCCGGCGCTTCGGGCGCTGGCGGTGCAGGTTCGAATACGGGTTCCTGCGCTACGTCTTCGTCAGCCATTGATTACCTCAGTCCATTTCTTGCGCCCTAGTTCGCATAGGAGTCCAGATGCGAACTGCGGGCGATACCACGCCGGCATACGCTCGCCAACTGGCTTCTCTGAAAGTTCCCTCGCCCACGAGCGCAACACCTTGCGCCAGATCGCCGTGTAGTGGGGAGGGGAAAGCGATTTGGCGCATGAGGCGCAGAAGGTCAGCGACATTTTCGTGCCGTCCATCAGCATGAACGTGATGCGAAGCGCGTCGGCGCGCGGAGGGCCGAGCTTCTTCGGCTCGCCCGGCAGGCGCTCATGCGCTTCGTAGACCTGCATGACTTCGAAGCAGGGCTTGTCGCACTGGCTGCAATGGCCGGCGATCTTATACTCGCTCATGCGAAGGCCGTCCATGAACCGGCCGCCTTGTGGTAGATGAACGTGCCGGTCGAGCCGTCCGAACGCAGGTAAAAATCCCCGTTCGCGCCGTTCGAATTCGAAGGCACGCCGCTGCCGCCATAGAGGTGCGTCGCGGTCTGCGCGATGGGCGTCGCGCCCAAACCGGGGAGCAGCGTGATCGCGGGCAGTCCATCGGCGAGCCCGAAGAATTCGCAAATTGTCTTCCATGCCTGCTGCTTGACCCACGGGCGATCCTGGCCGCTCATGCGCTCACCGGCTTACGTTGAAGAGCCGCGCCGCAGGCGCACCACTTGCGCGCCTCGGTAGGAATGTCAGGGGGCACCGTGCGGTGGGAATGATGCCCGTTCTGATCGAGCGGCACGCGCCAGACTTCGAACTTGTCCACCATGCAGCGCGGGCACCAGACCACGCACTCAATTTCATTGGGCATCCGGCACGTCCGGCAGGCGGAAGGAATTTGCGCCGAACTGCTGGATCAGCAATTCTCGCTGCGACACGAACGCGCCCACGAGACTCGCGCGCATCGCTTCCTCGTCGTCGAGAAACGTGTTGGCGTGCTTGGCGCAGGCTTCACAATAATCGCGGACAATTACGAACCCGATGCGCTTTGGCTTGGCGACACCTTCGCCGCATCCGTCACAGGAGAACGCTGAAGCCATCAGCGTCTCGCTTCTGGCCTGAACTTGAGTTGCACTCGCTTGATCGGGAACGGCTCACCGGCGCGTTTGCATTTCCTGATGAACTCGCGCTCGGCATAGTTCGGTGCGCCGAATGTGATGATGACTTCCCGCGTTTTGCCGTGGCGTCGCCTGCGATGCCTCTGCGTCGCCTTGACCGTTGCCGTTTCGCTGAGAAACTTTGTTGCACGATATGCGTCGGTGCGAAGCAACATTTCGACCGTCTTGGAAAACGCATTCATCGGATATTTCATGCTTTCCCCTTCTTGCTGACCGAGACTCCTGGCGCGCTCGCCGCGGCGAACACTTCCGCCGCGTGGGCTTGCGCCGCTGCGTGCCGCGGCTTGTCCGTCATTATCTGGTGCGCGCGGTGCAGCGTCCCCATGTCGGACTCGGCGCGCATCCTGACCTCATTGGACATCTGCGCGGCCTTCGGTGCGTGCGAGGATCCAGTCGGCCGCGCGCCTCCGGTCGCCATGCCGATGCCGGCGCCGCTCGTCTTCGCGCTGGTGCCGCGCGTGGAATCCTTCTTATGCTCTCGTTCGCGTGAGGTTGCCATCAGTGTCTCCTTGCGTCCTTGCGGTGGATGATCGGTGCGCCCATCTTCAAAAATTGAAAACTCGGATCGGAATTCGCCAGGTAGCGCAGCATCGCCGGAAAATCCGAGTATTTATCCGATGGAGTCTGCTTCTGGTCGCGGTCGACGTTCTTGGAATAGTCGGCCCATGAAAATCGGTTCATCTGGTAGATCGAATCCCGGCAGCGTGCGTGGAAAGTGATGCGCGGGCGCAGCGTCATCGTGTCCGGCTTGAGCATCTGGTTGACTCTTTGCCGCCCGACGCCGGAATCATCGGCCAGGTCGCAGTGCAATCCGGCCATCGAGAACTCGCCCTGCCAAGTAATCTCGCGTTTCTGCCCGGAAGGACTCGCGCCCATGTTCGGGTCGACGAGTCGGCGCGCGACCTGCAGACCGAATTCTGACTCCATGCGCTGAACCAGCTTGAAAACCTCCGTGCAATCGCCTTCCAGCTTCCCCTCATTGACGATCCACCAGTCATCTTGCGGATCTATCTGCGCCCAGAGCCACATGTGCGGTTTCCGAGGATGCGGATCGAGCACGAACACGCTCGGCCACGTGCTTGATGCCTCGAATTCGGCGACGTGGCAGTAATCGACGATTTTTTCCGCGCCGCAGGCGCCGCAAGCGTCGCGGCCAGCGACATTTTGCACTTTCACCACGGATTTCCCGCAGCCGAAGCACCAGGTTTTCGTGTTGTCGGTGAAATCCGGGTGAATCCGGTTCGAAAACCGGATCGGACGGCCATAAATCCGCACATTGACGATCTCGGTCGACCATTTTTCGACCTGCGCGACGACCGCTTCCTGCTTTAAGTTGCGATTTTCGGTCGTCCAGAGCTCGAACCACGCAACCTGCGGATCGCTGCCCGATTTCCCCGGCTCGTAGACCTCGTTGTAGAGCCAATCGACGTTGATCGACGGGTCATCGGGCCAGGTCATGGCGAGCATCATGCGACCATCGACCCGCATCGTGCGCGCCTCGTTCTCGCGCCACTGCGGGAGTTTGGGCGGCTCGTCGTGCCCGATCCACTGGAAGTCGCCAGATGCGAAATCGGTCGGGTCCATGTCGACCGACATGAACTGGATCGAGGATTCGCCCAAGATTTTGTCCGGGTCGTGCGGATCGCGGCACAGCACGCGCAGCACGCGCAACTTCGCCGACCAGGAACGCAGCCAGTCGCCTTCGATCAGGCTCGACTTCGGGATCCATCCCCAGTGCCCGCGCTCACCGCCCTGCGCGTCCACGCCGGACCACTTGTACCACTGCAGTTTCGGCAGGATCACAGTCTCCAACGTCGTCGTCAGCGATTCAACGACGAGCCGCGCGTGGATCGGGCCGCGGAACTTCTGCTCGATGAGATGGCGCTGCGAGTACGGGAAGACGCCCGTTGCGCACATCACCATGTCGACGATCATCGCCTCGGACTTGCCCGAGCCGTTGCCGCCTCCGATGCCGACGATTTTCGCCGCGCAGTCGTGAATCGCCTGGATTTTCGGCGATGCCGGCGCGTAGTAGAGGATCTGATTTTGCTTGCGGTCCTCCTGCTGGACCTTGAGCGCACTTCTGAAAAGCGCGTCGAACTCGGCCGCAGGTAAATCACGTAGAGCGCGCGGCTCGATCTCGGCGAGGTTCATCGGCACAATGCTCGCCATGAGAACCACTGATTCCATGCTTCGCGCGGCGTCTTACCGAAGCCGTGATCCCATCTCGTGGAGCAAATCCACCAAGCACCAATGCCGTAAGCGCACAGCCTGATTCGCGGTTTCATATCTCCACCACCGTTTTCTCCGTGACCTGTCCATCGACCGTCACGCCGCGCCTCTTCGCCTCCGCGATGAACGCTGGCAGCAACTCGTGCAGTTTTTTCCGGTCGCCATCGGAAATAATCTGCGTGGGCTCACCCATCAGCAACTGGCGCTTCTCGGCCAAGATGCCGGCAACCAGCCCCAGGTCGCGGGCGGATGCTTCCGCGAGCACCTTGTCGTCCATGTAGCCAAGCGCCAAATGCAGCTTTTCACCGATCATCTTCACGAGTTCCGCGGTCTTCAGCGCCCGCACCTCGCTCACGGCGCCGAAATACTTGACCCGGATGCGCCGCATCACCGCCTGCGACACCGCCTGCGGCAACCCCGCGCTTTTGAACGCGGCCGCGAGGTTATCGAACGCGCCCGGCGGCTCCGTGATCGCGTCGATCACCGCGGCGGCGCGCTCGGGATCCTTGTGCTCCACGCCGCGCCCGGCCATCAGTGCAGCCTCGTCGAGGCGGACTCCATCACCACCTCAAGGCCGAACTGCGCCTCGATCTCGCGCGCCATCGCAAGGCGGCCGATCAACTCCCCCTGCGCGACGCCAATCTCCAACCCGCGCTGCAGCGCCGCGGCTATCTGCGTGCAGACATCGGCGCGCTCTTCGTCGGTCACGGTTGCGGACTATGCGCCTGGGAAGGCAACCCGTCAAATCAAGTAAACCGCCTTCGCCCCTTTCGCTAGGTTCGCCGCTTTCGCCAAGGGGCGTAGATTCGTGAAATGGCACGCCGCCGCAAGTTCTTGCGGGTCGGTCAGGTCGAACCCTGCGAGAGGCCGGATATGGTCGACGTGCCAGACCGGACCCCAATTCGCCCAAGTCATGCTGGGCGCAAACTGCCGCTCAAGGTGCGCAACCAGCTCTGCCGGCGCACAGCCAAGTAGGGCAACCGCAGAACCAGTCTTCAACCGGCCGCGTAGGATCTTCGCAAGCCTGTCGCGCAATCGCTTCGATAACTTCGGGCCAGGGCGCTCTAGATACCGCTTACGCCATTCTCGGCGCCACAACTTCTTTCGCTCTTTGTATGCCGCCGAGCGATGCGCTTCCTTGCGGCGCCGGTACTCACGAGCGCGTTTCCGCGGCTTACGTTTCCGCTTCCATAATTTTCCCCGCGCACTGATCGCCAGAAAATTTCGCGCGCGGTATTCCCGCTGTCGCTGGGCCAGCAGTTCTCGATTCGCGGCTCGATATTCGGGGGTGGACATGGCCTCTTGATTTTCCGCTAAGTTTACGGCATCGGTCGAGCCCCAAGCGGGGGTAGGGTGCGCCTACCCGGGTGCCTGCTAGGCATGGGCGCGCCCGTTGCTGCTCTGCACACTACGCGCATTGATTAGCATCGGATGCGCAGTTCTTGAAGATCAATGCCTTGCGTATGGTCGACGGCTGCCGGCGCCGATTGCTGCACCGCTTTGCCAGCTCCGAACCCCTTAGGCCTGTCGATCCGGCCTGCAATTTGACGAACTTTCGACATTGACGTACTGACGCAGCACTGCGTCAATTAGCTATCGGGTGTATGCACGCGCGCCTGAGCAGTCCATTGGCGGGATGCGTCAGTCTGCGTCAATGCGTCAGTCCAATTTAGTCAGCATAATGCAAGCATTGAATATCTCTCATTGCGTAAGCCTGCGTCAAAGTGTTGATGTATCAATAGTATGCTTTGCGCTGACGCATGTTTTGGGATTTATATACATGACTCCCTCCTTGATTATTAACGGTATTTTCCATAGCTAAAATAGTACTTTACTCCCTTGCCGATTTGTGCCTATAATGCAGTTGTAGGCCAACCACTTAGGAGAGAAAATGATCCCCGAAATCGTCAAAGCCATTCGCGCAACCGGACAGTCGGCAGAGAACTTCCTGACCATGCAGTGCGGCGAAAGCACGGTGCTGGAAAACCTTCCGACGATGCCGGATCGAAAGTGGGACTTCTTCAACATGAAAGACGCACTCCGCTCGGCCTGCACTGGCGCGGAACGGCACAAGATGCTGGCCGGTTTCGAGTATTGGGTGTAGCCATGCTCGTCACCATCACGAAATACCCGTACCCCGAACTCGCCCACGAAACCAAGCGGCAGGTCGAACTTGCCGACATTCGCCTCGGCAAACTGAGTGTCACCGGCGATGCACGGCAGTTCACGATGGGCAAGCTCGCCAGCGGAGAAGTCGTTGCAGTTCTGCACAAGGACCAGACCAAGGAGGCCGTCAAAGAGATTCGCCGCCGCCTCAAGGGCGTGTGGGCGAACACCGGTTGGGGCGTTACTCGCCTGCCCGAAGCGTGGAAGTGGGAAGGCAGCGTTCCAGAGTCGCAAATTCTGGCCGAAGCAGCCGGTATCGCTCCTCTTGCCGACGAAAGGCCGGTCGGATGCTCCAAGGGCTGCGCTGGCCGCATGTGCCGCGACGCCCTCCACTGCGACGCGCCGGGGCGCTGAATGGACGACCACACCACCATCAGCACATTCCAATTGTTCAAGATGTTCCCGGACAACGAGTCGGCCCGCGTCTACCTTGAGGCGCGGCTGTGGCCCTCCGGTCCGCGTTGCCCGGTCTGCGCTGGTCTGGACCGGATCACGACGCGCAAGGACGGCTACTACCGCTGCAACAAGTGCGCGGAGGACTTCACTGTTCGCACCGGCACGGTCATGGAGCGCAGCCACGTTCCGCTGCACAAGTGGCTCTACGCCATGTACCTGCTCGTCACGGCGCGCAAGGGCATCAGCAGCTTGCAACTCTCCAAGGAAATCGGCATCACGCAAAAGTCCGCGTGGTTCGTCCTCGGGCGGCTGCGCGAGGCTTGCGGCTCTGACTTCAAGAGCCTCGCCGGAATCATCGAAGTGGACGAAACTTACATCGGCGGCAAAGAGTCCGCGAAACACGCCAGCAAGCGGCTCAAGCAAGGGCGCGGCGCTGTGGGAAAGTCCGCCGTCCTCGGAATGCGTGAGCGCGGCGGTCGCACCGTCGCCATGCCTATCGAGGACGTTAATACGGCCAACCTGCACCGGGCGATCCACACGCACATCGAGCCCGGCAGCATGATCCACAGCGACGAACACGCTGGCTACCGTGGCTTGGGTGGCTTGTTCTTCGGGCGCGAGACGGTCAACCACAGCGCAGGCGAGTACGTCCGCGATGGCGTCCATACGAACAGCATTGAATCCGTGTGGGCGGTCCTCAAGCGCGGACTGCACGGCGTCTACCACCACGCCAGCGACAAGCACCTTGGCCGCTACGTCAACGAGTTCACCTTCCGACTGAACGAGGGCAACGTGAAGCGCCATACCTTCCAGCGGCTGAACAGCCTGATCGCTGCCACGGCCAAGCGCAGGATCACCTACAAGGAACTGACCGCATGAAGCCGCCCAAGGAACTAGACCGGATCGCTGACCGAGTACTGGCCTACCTTGTCCCCGCCCGGACGAAGAAGGCGAAGAAGCGGGCGCGCAAGCGCAGAAAGGTTCAGCGGGAGTCATGTATATAAATCCCCAGCGGAGGGCCGCGTGAATTTGTATCGAATCAAGTATCGCTGGCCGAACGGTCAGGACTCGCACGTTTCGCTCGCCGCGCTGCCGTCGCAAATCCTGCAGCGTGCGTCTGACTACGTGCGCGCCTTCACCGGCGGCGAGCTGCTGGAGATTGCCGAGGATAGGCCGCTGCAGCCTACGCTGGAGTTGACGCCATGAAGCAAGCGGGCACCCGCGGCTCTCTGATTCCGTGGTGGCTCGTGATCGCCGCAGTCGCATTCGCGGCGGTCGCGCTGCTCACGCTGACGGGCTGCGCGGGGCAATCAGCGCGCGAGCATGAGGAAATGCACTGTTCGGGGTACGCGCACGCCGAGCCGCCCGCAGGGGGCGTGCCGTTTCGCTATGAGTGGACCAAAACGCACCCGGCGAGCGCAAAGCCGTGGATCTATTTCAACGTGGCCGACGTGGATGCAGTCTGTCGTGCGCAAGGGGCGGACCCATACCATCGCCTAGCGCACATCGCGGGCTGCGCGCAGTGGATGCCGAATGGCTGCACGATTTATCTTCAGGAGGGCGCGCAATGAACAGGCGCACCGAAGCGGCAACGAAGGGCGAGCGATTCTTTCACTCGGCAAAGCCATGCAAGAAGGACGGTACGACCGAACGCTACACAACGAGCGGTGCCTGCGTGGTATGCAATAAGAAACTCGCCGCGGATCGTTACCGGATGTTCCGCGACCTGCTCGCCGCCTCTAGGTAGGATACGCGGGCGCGTCGCGCAGCTTGAGCGATAGCCCTTTGATCGTGCGTGAGAGGCCGTTCGAGCCCGTATCGAAACCGCGGTCAACGAGGGCGTTCGCCCAGGCGCGGCGCGACCAAGCGCGCTCGCCTTGCTTATCGCACCAGGCCGAATAATTGCGGTATCCGTCGGCCGAGACGAAGGAGCCTTCGCGTTCGCAGCAGTCGTCTATCCACATGCCGAGCGTATCTTCGGCCTCTAAATACTTGTCGGTGGCAACCTGGATAGCTTCCGGCAGTCCTAGCGAGCACTCCTGCCAGGCGACGCAGCCATCCAGCATCCAGCCGAGAATCTGAGGCCATTCCGCGCGCAATTTCTCGGCCAAGTGCTTATCGCGGTCTTCGGGCGCGATCGTCACCGCGAAGGGGACTAGGTGAAAACGCCGGCGCATGGCCTCGTCGACCGCGCGAAGCTGCGGCTTATGGTTGCCCGCGATCATCAGTTTAAATTGTGGCGTAAATTCGAAGTCGTCCTGTCGCATGAAGCGCGCCGTGATCTTGCCCCCGCCCGTCAGCCGCTTGATGCGAGATTCCGCCCAGCGGCCACCGGATTCGGTTTCCTCGGTGACGACTAGGCGCGCCCCGCGCAGCCTGGCGATCTCGGTAGAATGCCGCTCCATTTTCGATTCGGCAAAGGTATCGAACCCGGCCGACACCGCGTAATCGCCCATGATTCCCGCGAGGACCTGCAAAAACACGGTTTTCCCGTTGGCGCCGGTGCCATAGAGGAACGCAAGGGAGTGTTCTGAAGTGTCGCCCGTCAGCGCGTAACCTGAGAGCCGCTGCAGGTAGTCGATGAGCGACTGATCCCCGGCTGTTACCGTTTTCAGGAATTCAAGCCATAACGCGGGCTTGCCGCCTTCCGGGGCCACCGCGCAGCGTTTCGTGATGTATTGTTCCCGGTGCGCTTCGAGCATCTTCCCGGACTGGAGCTCAAGGACGCCGCCTGGGCAGCCGAGCAGCCACGGATCCACGTCCCATTGATCGAGCCGGGCGGCGATGCGCGTATCGTGCGATAGATTCTGCTCAACCGCCCCAGCATTGCGCCGGCTGTTGATATGCCGCTGCGCGGTAGGCGAGAGCACGGCCGCCTCCGGCCACTTGGCCGCCTTGCGCGTGAAGTCCAGACACAGCCTAGCGATTGCGTTTACCTCGTCCTGCCGCCAGCCGCCGCCATCCCAGCGGAACCAGCGGTTCCATGCCCGCACGAAACGCCAGTCCTCCCCATGCTGCACCGCAAGTCGATTGGCGAGCGAGTCGTCCGACAAGGCGGCCGGCAGCGGCTCCATGTCGGGATCTTTCTGAAAGTGCCCGGATTCGCCGGGGGAAGCCTGTTTTCGGCGCGGTGGCAGCGTCTGCTGCGGCCGCTCGTCCTCATAGGCTTCGAGCGGCACCGCCTCGCTAGGCGCTTCCTGCGCGGTTCCAGCGCCATCAGGGTTTTGGGCAGGCGAGTCATCCGAGGAGGTGGGGACGGACTCAGCCGCGCCGGGCTCTATTGCCCCGGCACCCTGGGGCGCTGGAATGCTGTCAATAATGTCAGGTTCGTAAAGCGTCGCGTTCTGCTTCGCCCACGCGATCGCAGCCGCAGTATCCCATGCGGGCTCGGCGGCGATTGACCAACCGACGGGGCGCCCAGGTTCCGGCATGACCACCTTGACCTCGGCGGCGATGGCCGCGAGCGCCGCGGCGAGTTCGAACGCTGCGGTCGCGCGGCCCGCAGAGAGCATGAGGACGATTCGGCGCCGCACTGCCCATTCGGTGCTGGCGTCGCCGTTGGCGTAGCGCGCTTCGAACGACGGGAAGAGGCGCTTTGCGGCACCGAGCGCCGCCTCGCTGTCAGTGATGATGATCTGCGGCAGTTGCGCCGCTGCGTCCTCCTGTGCCATCTACCGAGGCGCGTTGCGTGCGCGCATCACGGCGAGAAAGAACTGCTTGACGCGCTTATAGAGCGCCTGGAGCGCCATGTGCTCGTGCCACAACTCGTAATAATCGCGATCGCCGAAGTTCGCCCCGCGCTCGACGTATTGCTCCTGCCCGCAGCGTTCGCAGACGACTTTAAACGGGCGATGGAGGGCGCGTCGTGATGATGGCGAGCGCCTCGTCAACGGAGGTTGCGACCCCTGCGATCCCGCCGCAGGCTTTGATGGTGGCGAGGAAGTTTGATTGTTTTTCACTGGTTACGCCTCCCGGCCTCTTGCACTCGATGTAGAACGCTGCGCCGCCGCGCAGCATTCCGTGAATGTCGGGGAATCCCGGCACCGTGTTGAATTGCGTCCAGCCGCGCACGCCGTTGTATTCCGACTGCATCACGCCGCGATTGAAGCGCCCGACGAAGGCGACGCTAGGGTGCAGTCTGAGCGCCTGCAGGCAGGCTTTCAGGATTTCTTTTTCCAGCGGCACCGGCTGATTGCGATGCACTGCGTCAATGTCGAGCGCCGTAGGCCGAATGCGCGTTTGCTGCGTGCTGACACCCTGTCGCGGAATCGGTGAGCGCGGCTTCGCAGCCGGCACGTTGTTCATTAACTCAGCAGGCGGTGCGTCCATCCCCGCCATGATCGCCAAGTGCCGCTGAGCGCGGTCGTTCGCGCGCAGCGTATCTTTCAGCTTGGGCGGATAGAACCTACGCGCCATTTTTGCCGTTTCGGCGCCGTTGTTTAGCTGCGGCGCGGGAGGCTTTGATGGCAATGGCGCGGCGCCGTCTCGCGGTCAGGTTTCGGCTGCGCTGCCTGCCGCCTTCCCGTCCCCAAGCCTGGAATTGTGCTAATGTCAGGTCTGCCATAGGGCGCAAGATGGCACAAAAAATAGTTCTTGACAAGTTTTCCGTGTAGGGGCTAAGGTGCGCGGCATGGAACCTACCGCAGAGAAGTTAGGCTTGGTCGTGGTCGAAGAACGTGTGCGTCGTGAGGAACCGGCGCAGCTCCCTGCTGCAACGTCCTTGATGCAGGCCCTCGCGCACGCCGCATCCGACCCGCGCACGAACATCGACAACATGGAACGTCTGTTCGCCATGCACCAGACGATGGTGCATAAGCAGGCCGAAGCCGAATTCAACGATGCGATGGCGCGCGCGCAGCAGAAAATCCTGCCTGTCGCCAATAACGCACTCAACACGCACACGTCGAGCCGTTACGCGAAGCTCGCCGCGATCAACAAGGTAATCACGCCCATCTATACGGCGGAAGGTATCAACATTTCATTCGACTCCTACAAGCCGGAATTCGACAAGGACGGCAAGGAGATCAACGCTCCCGCGCCAGGAATGAGGCGCACTATCGCCATCGTTTCCAAAGGCGGCTACTCGCGCAAGCACCACTACGATCTACCGCTAGATGAGGCGGGCGCGAAGGGCAATGTCAACAAGACTGGCGTACAGGCCGCAGGATCAACGAGCAGCTACGCACGGCGCTACTTGGTCTGCATGATCTTCAACGTAACGACCGAGGACGACAACGACGGCAATAAGCCGATCAAGGAAATGGGCAGCGATGAGCAGGAAGGATTTGCCGCGCAGATCGAGGCCGCGCCGAACGGCAAAGAGCTTGAGGCGTTGTGGGCGAGTATCGCCGCAGCGTGCACTAAAGCGGGCGACGTTGCGGCCTACGAAGAACTCAAAAAACAAGTCATCGCCAAAGCGAAGGCGCTGAAGAAAGCGGAGGCGACGGCGATATGAGCGACATGGAAGATTTCATCCGGCGCGCAGAGGCGCGGAACGACGGCGAAACGGTCGCGCAGGAGCGCATCGAGCCCACCGCAGAGCAGGGTAGCAGCCGCTGGCTATTCGAGCGCGTGGGGCATATCACCGCAAGCCGGTTCGAGGACGTGATTGCGAAACTGAAATCCGGCAAGTATTCCGCGGCGCGCGAAACCTATAAGTGGGAACTCGTGATCGAGCGCTTGAGCGGCACGCCTTCGGACCACTGGACTTCGACCGCGATGCAGTGGGGCACGGACAACGAGCAGGGCTCGAAGATGGCTTTCGAGGCCGCGACAGGCGCAATCCTTGAGCCTTGCGGGTTCGTCAAGCACCCGACGCTTCCCTGGGTCGGCGCTTCCCCGGATGCGCTCATCGGCGAGGATGGCGGATTCGAGAGCAAGTCGCCATTCAATTCTCGCTACCAGCTCGAAACCATCCTGGCCCGCGCCATGCCCGAGGAACATCGCGCCCAGGTGCAAGGGGGTCTTTGGATTACGGGGCGCAAGTATTGGGAATTCCAGAGCTACGATCCAAGACTGCCCGCACCCCTGAACTGCTTTCGCCAGCGCATCGAGCGGGATGACGCCTACATCGCCATGCTCGGCGCCGAGATCAAGGTGTTCGCCGATGAAGTCGAGGCGATGGTCGCCCGGCTGAAGGACTATGCGGAGGCTGTGCAATGACTGCGCTGCGAATTCAAGACCTGCATTTCGTCGTCAGCCGCATCCCGCGCGACGTGCTGAAGATGGTGCAGAACAATAACCTTTTCATTGCGGGCGGTTTCGTTCGGTCTACCATCGCAGACGAGAAGGCCAGCGACATTGACATTTTCGGGGCGAGTAAGGATGCACTGAAAGCGGTAGCGATGCAGTTCGCTCTTGATCGCGGAGGGCGGCTGCACACAACGGACAACGCCTTCACGGTGCTTTCTGGTTCACGCATCCCGGTTCAATTCATCCATCGGTGGGTTTACGCACCGGACCAAGCGCAAAAGTTGCTGGCGGAATTCGACTTCACCATCGCGCAGGCCGTACTGTGGCGCTCGGGCGAGAAGTGGGAATCCCTCATATCGGACGACTTCTACGCCGACCTTGCGGC